ATCTCCGCAAAAGCTTTCTATCGCGGATCGCAAAAGCTCCCTCTCGCTCTCCGAGATCTCGATCGATCGTTTCTCGCTCATGCTTTCCCCCTTTCGTTTGCAAGCTCCCCCGATCGGAAGCTTTGATCGGAGCTTCGGAGATCTCCCCCGAAGCTCCCCGCAAAGATCCCGATCCGATCTTGCTCCGAGCTTAGTACTTTATGATCTCGATCGCTTCCGCTTCGATCAAGCTCTCGGAAAAGAAAGCTCCCCTTATGTCGGGAGCAAGATCCGATTTTACGATCGCGATCGATCTTACTGCTAACCAACGGGAAGCAAGATCGATCCCGTATGCTTTGGCGGAAGCGGGATCTTTAAACTTGATCCCGTTTCCCGCGAAGCTCTCCGAACTATCCCGAACTAAAATCCTATATGCTCCGTTTGGATCTTCCCCGTTTCTCATGCTTCCCCCTTTCTTTTCTCTCGCTCCGCTTTCAAGATCTCCGCTGTCGCTCTCCGTACGTTGATCGCGATCCCGATCGCTTTCTCAATATCCCCCGCGATCCCGTTGATCTCTTGAGCTTCGTTTAAGCAACGGATCGTTAAAGCTCCCTCTCCCGCTTCGAGCTTCGCGATCTTCCGATCGAGAGCTTCCGCTTTCCGCTTGAGATCTCGGATCATGCTTCGAGCTTCCCGCTTGTACTTACTTTCGATCATGCTTCCCCCTTTCGCTTGCGAAGCTCCGAAAAGCTCCCCGCTTCCCTCATTAGGCGATCATTGATCGCTTTGCTCTCCGCTTCCGGGAGCGGAGTACTATTGATCTCTCCCGCTCTCGCTTCCCTTAGTTGATCCGCTCTCCGTTTCCAAAGCTCGGAGAGAGGGATCAAGATCAACGATCCCCCGCAAGATCTCCGCTGGCAAGCGTATAACATAAGCGTATCGCTTCGAGCGGGATACTTTCTTTTATACTCCGCTCCGCAACGATCGCAACGTAGCAAAAAGCTCATGCTTCCCCCTCTCCCCGCTCAAGCAAAGAAGCGGGATCTTTATATCCCTTTGTAGGATCTTCGGGATCGAGCAAGCAAGCAAACGGAGCGATCAAGATCTCCCCGTTAAAGGGATCCCGATCGATCCCCGCGATCAAGATCGCTCGATCCCCGCTGTCGCTCTCCGTTTCGATCAAGCAAAGCTTTCCCCTCTCGCTTGCGTACAAGATCCGATCTAATATCTCGCTCTCGCTTTTCGTGATCATGCTTCCCCCTCTCCCTCGATCCCGTATCGCTTCGAAAGCTCGGAGCGATCGCAAAGCTTATGCTCCCTCAAAAGCTCGAAGCTCCGCTCTCGGAGCTTATTAAAAAACAAGTTTCGATCCCCCGCGGGAAGCTCGAAAGCGATCCGCAAAGCGAGGGAGCAAGCGACGATCGGGATCTCATTTTGGAGAGCTTCGATCGTATCGCTCAAGTTACCATTGATCCAAGATCCCGCAAGCTCCCGGGAGCGATCCCCGAGATCATAAGTATGATCCCGATCGCTCAAGTAAGCTCGAAAGCTCCGCTCCGCTCCGCTGGCGATCGCTCCCGCTTGAGAGCTTGAGCAAAGATCAAGCTCCCGATCTAGCATGTTAAAAACAAAGCTCCAAAGATCGGATCCGAGATCTTTGATCCGTTGATCCCTATAATGATCCCTCATGCTTTCCCCCTTTCTCTTTTCCAACGATCCAAAGCTTCCCGCTCCGCTTTGGATCCCCTATATTGCTCGGATCGAGCGGGGAGAGCTTCCCCCGCTGTATATTCCGAGTAATAATGATCCCCGCTTATCGCTCCGAAAGCGATCCCGTATCTCTCGCAAAAAGCGATCGCTTCGAGAGGGGATCGGAAGCTCCCGCTCCCGCTGTCGCTTCCCCGTTTCCATACTAAGCGGAAAGCATACGGGATCGATCGCTCCCCGTTGATACGCTTTCCCCCTTTGATCCCGCGGAGCTTTTCCCCGCTCCGTTTCTTTCGAAGCTCGATCCGCAAGCGGATCCCGAGCTTTTCTATGATCATGATCTCGCTCATGCTTCCCCGTTTCCCTTTCGCTTGTACTTTCGAGCTTGCTTTATATATCCGTTGATCTCGATCGTCTCATTAATGATCGAGATCTCCCCCGCTTCCGCTTTGCTATCTAGGATCCGTTGGATCGTTGATCGGGAAGCGATCCGCTCCCCGTTGATCCGCTCGATCAAGCGTAACACGGATCCCGCTGTCAACGGGATCGGGGAAGCTTCGATCGTCGCTCCGATCATACGGATCAAAAGCTCCCGATCTATATTCCCGCTTTTCTCCGCTGTCGCTTCGCTCATGCTTCCCCCTTTGAAAGATCAAGCTCCCGAGTTTCCCCCGTTGCTTGATCCGTGATCTTAAATACCGTTGCGATCGAAGCGGGATCCCGTTGGATCTCCAAAGCGAGATCCCCCGCTTGCTCGAAGCTCTCCGCGGAGAGATCTATCTCCCAAACGATCCGAAACTCCCGAGTTTCCCCTTTCATGCTTCCCCCTTTCAATAGATCCGCTGGCGATCCGCTTTGTAAGCTCGGATCGCTTCCGCTTCGAGCTTCCCGAGATCCGATCCCGAAAGCTCGATCCCTTGCTTCGAGAGCTTCCCTTTCAAAGCTCCGATCATATACCCGTATACATAAAAGATATTTTGATCGGAGAGCTTCCCCGCTTTCTCTCGCTCTCTCCGTTGCTCCGCTTTCGCTTGCTCCCAAGTTTCCCTCATTTTAGTTTCCCCCCGCGATCATAGTTACAAGCGACATAATTATAGAGATCCGCTCTCTCGCTCTCGGGAGTTTCGATCTTATATCCCCGAGCTTCGAGAGCGATCCGCTTCCCCTCGATCCATGCTACGCGATCGATCTTGCTCCAAAGCGAAGCGGGGAGCTTGCTCTCCCGTTTCCACGATCCCGCTTTGTACTTATGATCTAGATCGCTCCAATAGTGATCCCGCTTGATCATGATCGCTCCGTTGCTTCGGATCGAAACGGTATAGCGCAAGCAAAGTTCCGCTCCGCTTGTATACCCGCTTTTTACCGTTTCCCGTGTTAGTCTCAAGATCTCGATCCCGTTGCTTTTCAAGCGAGCCATTTTGATCCCCCTCTCAAAAGCTCGAAGATCTCTCCCGCTTGCTCCGTAGGGATCCAAAGCTCGATCCCCCGTTGATCTTCCGCTGTCAAGATCCGAAGCTCCGCAAGCTCTCCGCTTTCGTTTCTATATTGAAACTTGATCTCCCTCATGCTTTCCCCCTTTGTTACAGGATCCCCGCTTCTTTGAAACTCAAGTAAGTTTCCCCCGCTTGCTCTCTCCCGCTGTCGGGAGCTTCCCCTAGGATGATATGATCCAAGATCTCGATCCCTAGGATCTCCCCCGCTTGCTTGATCCGCTTTGTAAGCTCCCGATCTTCCCGAGAGGGAAGCGGATCCCCGCTTGGGTGATTATGGATCATAATGATCCCCGCTCCGTTTGCTAGGATCGCGGTTTTAAAAAGCTCCCGCGGAGATACAAGCGATCCGTTTAAGCTCCCGATCGAGATCACGTTATACCCTACGATCTTATTACGGGTATTCAAGATCAAGATCGCGAAGATCTCCCGATCCGCTTCGGGATCATGAAAGTATCTCGCTCCCCGCAAAGCTTCCGAGGGATCGCGGAGCGGGGGAAGCTCGATCCCCTCTCCCCGCTCTCGGATCAAAGCGATCCTATAGTTGAAAGCGTATCGCTTCCGGGAGAGATCTCCCGCTTCCGCTTTTCCCGCTCTCATGATCTCCGCTCCCAAACGATCCCCGCTGTCGCTCTCTCCGCTCTCCGTTGCTTCGATCCCCGCTTGAGCTTCCGAGCTTCCCGACAGCGGAAGCGATCGAGCTTCGCTTTGCTCTCCCGCTCCGCGAAAGCGACGATCAAGCAAGATCCGCATATACCCGCGATCAAGCTCTCTCCGCAAGCTTCGCAACGATCGATCCCTTTAACTTTCATGCTTCCCCCTTTGTTAGGGGGAGAGCGGATCTCTCCGCTCCCCCGCTTCGTTAAACTTGAGCTTTCGAAAAGCTTACTCTATTGATCTTCGTTTGCTTGGATCCCTTATATGTATCGTGATCTTTGATCGTAAAATCCGCTTTGTAAGTTTCCCCGATCGCGTATCCCCGATCTTGCGGATCGTACGATCCGAACCATGTTAGATCGTTGCCAGCGGGATCCGAGAGCTTGACTAAGTATGTCGCTCCGTAATATCCCTCAAAATATCGGATCGAGCGGATCGTTAACATGATCCCCCGCTTCCGCTCCCCTTTCGATCCGATATGCTCCGAAGCTTTCCCCCGCTCTCGCTCCGCTTCCCTCTCCGCTTGCTTTGCATGATCGCGGAGATATACGGAGATCAAGCTTGCTAAGTATCCCTTAGTCTTATACGTTGCGATCCCCGCTTCCGCGATCGTTTGCAAGTTTCGGAGATACTCCGATCGCTCAAGCTCTCCCGCTTCCCGCTGGAATAACCAAACGATCGAGCTTTGCGCAAGCTCAAGATCATGATCTTCGGAAGCTTTGATCCCTAGATCCGCTTCCCGCTTCGCTCTCTCCCGCTCTCCCGAAAGCATGAGATCCCATATAAGATCCGCTGTCGGGATCGTTTGGAGATCTTCCGCTTTCGCTTTGGAGCAATATCCGATCGAGCGGATCACCGTTGCGGAATATTCGAGAAACTCTCCCGCGGGATAAGCAACGATCCCGCGATACGATCCCCCGAAGCTCTCAAGCTCGGGATCTTCCGCTTCGGAAAAGAGCTTATACAAGCGATCGTATAGATCATAAACGTACAAAGCTCCCGAGGGATCGATCCCGAGATAATCTGCTATGCAAGATCTCCCAACGATCAAGATCTCCCCCGTTTCCCCGCTTTGGATCGCGAAAGTATCTTTTCTCCGTATGCTCCGCTTGCAATGATCGCAACGGAGAGAGCTTACTTTCCGAAACTCCGCGGGAAGCTCCGCTCTCCCGGGTAAGCTTTTGACGATCGCAAGATCTCCCCCGCTCTCATGATCCAAAGCTCCGATAAGCTCCCACGATCCCGGAAGCTTGATCTCGGGGAGCAAGATCCTAAAATCCGTTGCTTCGATCTTGATCTCTTTTCCCGTGGGAGTTTCGATCTTGCGGAGCTTGCTCTCCCCTTTCAAAGCAAAGATCCGAGTTTCGATCCCTTTCTTTCTCAAGCGATCGTTGATCCGCTTGATCTCGCTCTCGAAGCTTTCGATCGAGTAATAAGGGATCGTCAATTCAACGATCCGATCTTCCCGTTGCTCCCTCATGCTTTCCCCCTTAACATGATCGCGATCTTCCGCTTTTCAAGATCGCTCCGTTGCTCGCTCCGCTCCCTCTCTCGGAGCTTTGGAGCTTCCCCGTACAAAGCGACAAAAAGCGGGAGCGATATAAGCTCTCCCCGCTTCCCGTTGCTCCGCTTCCCCTCTCTCATGCTTCCCCCTTTCTCCGCTCCGCTGTCGCTTGCGAAGCTTTGATCGGGAGCGAGAGATCCGCTCCCTCGCTCCCCCGCAAAGCTCCGAAACTTGCCAAAGCTTCGATCCGTTGCTTCCCCCTCATGCAAAGCAAAAAGCGAGAGGGGAAGCTTTCCGCTCCCCGCTCCCGCTTTCGTTTCCCGTTTGCTCAAGCTCTCCGCTCCGCTTATACGATCGAGCAAAGCTCGAAAAGCTCCCGCTCCAAAGCTTCGATCTTGCGATCCCTCATGCAAGCTCTTATGTCGCTCGATCCCGTGATCCCGTGGGAGAGAGCTTCGTTTTTCATGAGCCAAAGATCCGAAAGCTCAAGCTCGATCCCCGCGATCCGAGCTTCCGCTTTTTTCCGCTCGATCGTTTCTATGCTGTCGCTTCCCTCGATCCCGATCCCTTCGTATCCCTCGCTTGTTCTCATTTTGCTTTCCCCTTTCTCTCTCATTATGTCGATCTAATATGCAATGATCTTGCCAAAATGAGCCAAAGCGGGAGCTTTTTTATCGCTTGTAACTTATTGCAAAATAAAGCTTTTCTCATTTTACCCGCTCCGCTCTCCGAGCTTCGATCCGATTTTATCCCTTATTTTGGCATTATGCAAGCGTAATAAAGGGGGATCTTCCCCTCGCTCTCGGATCGCTCATAAGTTACAGAAAATAAATGAGATAAGCGTATTTTCTCGAGATCCCGCGATCTTGCGGGGGAAAGATCCCCCGATCCCGCTCGATCCCCCGCTTGTATCAATATAAGGGGAGAGATCCGAAGCTCCCCCGAAGCTCTCCCCCGCGGAAGCTCCCCCGAGAGCGGAGATCCCCGAGATCCCCCGAGAGCGAGATCCCGACAGCGGGAGATCCCGAGATCCGCGAAAGCTCCCCGAAGCTCGGAGCGACGATCCCCCGATCCCGCTCCCCCTCGATCCCGGGATCCCTCTCCGCTCGATCGCTCTCTCCCGGGAGCATACGGATCCCCCTTTGTCAAGCAAAAAAGATCGATCTTTTTTAAAGCGGGGAAAATACCATAGGGGAGCGATCCAAGATCAAGGATCGTGCCATCCAATATATTGGATCTCGAGATTTCTGTAACTTATTTATTTTCTATAAGATACGGAAGCTCATATTTCGCTTTTAAAGCTCCGAAATAAAATATCCTTATTATTCCATAGAAAGGGGAAAATAAAGCTCTCATATCGCTATTTTGAAAGCGGAAAATAAGCTTTTTATTTTGAATAAGTTACAAGCTCATATATGGGATACACTATTTTCTATAACTTATTGATAATAAAGGGGATAACATAATATCGCTTTTGTCAAGCAAAAAGATCGGGGATATTTTATTTTCCCCCTATATCCCCTAAAGTATAACTTGAGCTTACCCGCTCCCCCTCGGATCCCCCGTATGTCGCTCCCCCTTGCTCCCCCGCTCCCATAGGGGAGCTTTATACGCTTATTGCGCATATATTGCAGCGGGGAGAGGGGAAGACGTTGCCCCACCGTGGGGGAAGCACTACATGTGTTTTTCCCCCCATGGGGATATCCCCACACCCTATTGGCATGGGCTTTGCATAGCAATATCCGTGCCAGCCTAAACTATTGCAATTAAAGTACTTATAGCTATACGTATGATGCTACTAACCATACGGTAAGCATACATAGGGCGAAGGTGAGGGGATATTACCCTATGTAGGGAATACCCGAATAGCGTGTAGGGGATATACCATAGGGGCTGTAAAGTACTGTATATAAAGGCCTTATATAGGGGGGTACCTATAAGTAGTTATAAATAAAGTACTTATGGGATATACTGCAATAATTGCGTATCGAAATAAATCCTTTATTATCTATAGCTTATGGGTGGCCTAGGCTATGGCATAGTGGCATAGAGCTTGCTTATGCATATAGCATGCCAGGATCAAGAAGCATGCCAGTCCTCGTAAGTCGTTGCGTATCAAGCACTTAGCGGTGCGTGTTATTCACCACGTAGGGGAATCCCCACGGGGGCTTTTCCCTACATTTGGGGAGCCAGCGGCTGCGCCCCCAGAGGCAACCTCCAGCACGCCACCTGCAATTTTTGCAGTCATCCTACCCGCCTAGGTTCTCCTTGACATCGCCGGTAAAGTATGGTATAGAGCGACTTGCTTACTGACCGCCTAGGTTGACATCCGAGCCAGAGTATGATAGACCTAAGGTATGCGAAGATACTGTCCTTATTGTGATTTCGGAGGCGAGTGGGCTATCTGCACCTGCGGGCTTGCTTACCCGGAGCTAGCGGACGATGACCCCGACCTCGAGAGCCTCGAATGGATCTCTGGGTTCATTTTAGTCGAGCGCATCAAGAGGTCTTGGCCCAATTGCGCCGTCTACTAAGGAGATAGCATGGAATTGACACCGTACCAACAAGAGCTAGCTGAGCGAATCGCCCAGAGCCTCGAGACCATAGCCGAGAGCCTCCGGCAGGGTGACTACACCGTCAGACGCACACCTGAGCAAATCGCCAAGGTCCTAGAACTCGCCGAGGAATCCCGAGCCCCCAACGGAGCCTTCTACGAACGTTACGAAGAAGGCATCCACGACTTCGCAATGTGGCTCTTCGGCAAAACAAACGAACCGCCATTGGAGGATTGAATGGAGCTTACTGCCAAACGAGTGGACGAGGTTTTCAGAGACTGCCTCTTCAAAGAGGATGAGGACAAAACGAACTACGTCAAGGCCGAGGGCATCGTGACAAACGTCGGCTTCCACCCCGATCGCCTGAGCAACTACAAGGACGAGATCCGACAGATGCTCGACGAGCTTCCCGATACGTTCAAAGAGAAGAGTGGGGGCGGCTGGTCATTCCTGCAGGCGTGTGAAGACAAGCACGGAAACCAATGGACCGGCGAGCACCGAAGCATGGAGCAGCTGTTCCTACTCGGGCTCGCAATCGGTGCGGTGAAGTGCCTGCTTCCGAGAGCGGTGTGGGCCGCGCTCCCAGGTGGGATGCCTTATTACGTGATCCTAGCCCAGTAATGAGCGAAGACGACTACACCTACAAATGGGTGAAGTGCTCTCGGTGTTCGAAGCTGAGGCAATGCACTCTCATCGAGGATCCGTTCCTGCGAGAGGTGTTCCCCGAGGGCAGACCATACGGGAAGGAGTGGTGGTGCGACGACTGCGCCGAGGCAAGGAGAGATGATATATGAAGCTCATGAAAGCACTGCTGAAATCGATCTTCTTCACGACTGTGCTCGTGTTGTCGATGGTCGCTTTGCTGATCCTCATGAACTCTATAACAAAGGTGGTGCCGATCGAGATCTTCGGTGGAGCATTTCTCACGTGTATCGTCGTGTTCGTCACCTGGCTCGTCTATGAGAGGGATTGATAATGAACCGAGTACATTTGAAGGTTAGCTATCACATCGCATACGCCGACAAGCTTCGATCAATCATCCTCGACACACTAAACGAGCTAGAGTGTAAGCTACGCCACGACAACTTCGAGTTAGAGTACGAAGTAAACGAGTGGCATGGTCGTACATTCACGAGGGAGCCTGATGCCAACAGCAATCCCTGATTACGAAGAGCGTGTCAATAGGTTCGAGCGCGCCAAGTTGCGCTTGGCGAATTATCTGATGGGGCACAACATGACCCACGAGCTACGCCAGCGCATAGCATGGAAGATTTATCACATTCGTCTCATGCAAGTATGGATGTGGAACGGGAGCTATAGAGCCAATGACAAAAAGCGCGCATGACCCAGGCTGTGGGGCACGAAAGAGGCACCCGGAAAAGTGCGATTGCAAACAAGGACACGATCGTCGAGTGCTTCAAAAGGCCAAGAAGTTCCTTGATAGGCAACGCAAGGAGATCGCAGAGAACACCGGGCTCCCCTACGAGAAGACCATACAAGAGGTTAAGTATGATAAGTGATAAGCAGCTGGAAGAAGACCTGGAGATCTTTCCGGATACAGGCGAGCCAACCGAAGTACCGAAGTCATATATCCATCGTCTGCTGTTGGAGATCAAAGAGCTTCGCAACAGGCCGGAGATGTGCCAACATAACCTGTGCCGTAATGGGGTGTGTGTGAATTGCGGGAAGAGGGTGTGGTAATGAAAAAGCGTGGCACTTGTTACAAGTGCAGGAAGCGTAGAGTAGTTGAAGAGGTCAAGTCCGGCTTGGGTAAGGGACGACGATACTGTAAGAAGTGTAGAGAATCAGAACCGAATATTGGGAACAGGTTCTTCGTGGAAGGTGTAGAAGTGTTCCCTGTGTATGGAGAACCTGAATGATCATCTCATGCGATTGCTCGATCGAAGTTGACGTCCTACCTGATGTCTACCACGAGGAGATGCGTAAGGCTCGAAAAGAGCACACGTGTTGCGAATGTGATCGCACCATCGAGCCCGGGGAGAGCTACCACCACGTCACCGGCAAATGGGAAGACGAATGGTCGACCTTCAAGACATGCCTAGGTTGCTCGAGAATCAGGGATCATTTCTGCCGCTTCGGTGCGGAGTTCGGGAACCTACCAGCGCAGATCGAGGAATGCGTGGGGTTCAACTACGTGAGTGAGCAATGAGGATAATCATAGATCCAACCTGGTCCACCTGGGAGATAGCGTGGAAGACGTTCCTGCTCCAGACTAGTCCTGTGCTGCTCCTGATGCTGATACTGTACTTACTAAACCTATGGCCATAAGCGTGAAAAGGCTTAGTCAAGCGAAATCAGTTGACTTTGGCTTAGTCAACCTGAAATGGTTGACATCTTTCTTGAGCGCCTAGGTTGACATTGCCGCGGATGTGTGGTACCGTAGTTATGTGGTCGTCGTCAATGACCGGCGTATACCAGGGTCGAATTGATGGGCCCGAGGTCAAAGGCAGGGGCGGCGGCTACTGGTATCATGAGCCTTGGCAATATAGCCGATTGTCGGTGGCCACTAGGCAACTCGGTTGAGCCTTGGGGTGTTCGTGGGGTTCTAGCCTTAAGAACCCCACCCGGGACTTATTTCTTGCAAGGGTAGCCAGCGGTCGCGGTACCGTAGGCCGGGGGTTATGGTTCGATTCCGGAGTGGTCTCCGCCTCTCACTTCGGTGACTGGCTACTTGGATTTATACGGTCTGATTCACTAGCTAAATGATAGCGCCCCTCTCTCCTTCGTGAGAGCCAGAAAAGGGAGTTACTGGTTCAATCCAGTGTGAACAGAACGGGTGGTACGGAAGGATCTGCGGCCCGAGCAGGGGAAGCAACCGAAGTCCTCCCAATCGCGTACGGAGGCTACGTGGAGGGAAAGCGGTTAGTAGCCGTTAGTACCTTCGGGGGATACTGCTTAGTCCCAAACCACCCAACAAAAACCTCTGAAGATAAGGAGGCATCATGGCACACGTTCCTCGAGCAATCTGCGGTGACTGCAACATCGAGATGCGCCCTCAAAAGAACGGGGTCGACATCGAGATGATCACCGAAGATGGATCACCCTACTACAAGATATCGAGTGATCGATACGCCTGCCCGAATTGCCTGCGCACCATCTATGTCGGAATGGGAGAGCCCTTCGCGTTCCACTTCCAGGACAACTACGACAACATCAAAGTCGATGAAGTCGCGAGGTTCGCGGTATGATCATTAAGAGAGTGACATTCAAAAAGATCGTGGTTCCGGACGAGTCCGCAACGAATGGAACCAGAGAAATGATGGTCACTGTTCCAATCCGTGTTGGGTGCCTACGTCATATCCGCGCTGCGCGAGAGCCCAAGTCAAAAGGCTCTGCTGATATCCAGATTGATGCTGCTGCGTTTGTCCCCGGAGGATGGAAGGCTGCTCCCCAATGGACGACATTGGCCTATGGAGGTAGCCCGCGTCACTGGATCCGTCTCGCACGTTGGTGTCTTCGTGTTGCCTACACGATCAACGCCAGCAAAGGTAAGGAATCAAGGGAAGAGGCGATCGAAGCCGCTTGGGTCGCTCTTGAGGGTTGGTCATGAGAGTCTGTCGTTGGTTCTCTAAAGGATGGGAAGCAGGTCTCAAGCCGGGCCGGTGGTTCTTCTCTCGAGCCATCTCGGGACGCATCGCCGGATTCGCCTACTGGCTCCGGAAGAAAGGTCGGCGTGAGGTCCCGAAGATCGCCTGGCTCTCTCAAGAGGAAGTTGATCGCATGGCTGGAAGAGTTCGACCGAAACCGCGAGTGTTATATGACAAGTGAACTATGCCGCACGCTCGCAAGTTTCTTCTGCAGGTTCGGGAGGCGAATCTCCAAGAGGCTGCATCTCGCACCAGAGATCCTCCTGTTCATCCTGTGGCTGTTCTTCTTGCTCTACTTCATTGCAATGAGCTTTATAATGGAGGGTATGTGAGAAGAGTTGACATTCGCTCTATCCTCGCCGACCCGGAGCAGAGACGGCGTCTGATGGTTGACTGCATTATCGCGCTCCAGGCGAGGGAGGGCATCGAGGTATCGCGTGAGCAGGCAGAAGCAGCCTACGACGAGGTCCAAAAAGCCGCGGCTTCGTCCTTGCACAAAGAAGGATCTCGATGAAGCCTACCGATCTCTCTACGACGGAGAAGGCGACCCGGAAGCCGCGCTCTACTACTTCCGCTGCAAAGAGAAGCTCCGGCGGGAAGCGAAGAAGCTCGAGGAAGAACGAAACAAGCTCCGATCGCGTCGGTGGTACAAGGTCAACAAGAAGAAAAAGAAAAAGTGACTCCTACATCAGGAAGTGTTGTCTTCCCGAGACCGGCGGGTGTGGATGCACTTGGACCTTCGAGGGAGAGGATGACGGATCCCCGGTGCCGTGTCCATGCTGCGAGCACCCGCTGTCAGACATTGTTGTGGTAGTACAAGCAGAAAATAAAAGGAGGTAGCTATGCCAAGACACACGCCAGGAGGTAAGGAAACCAACTTATATCTCGCCGCCCTCCAGCAGGCCCATGGGGAGATCGACGAAAACATTCGCAACATCTACAACCTCGATGATGACGAGATCAAGTTCGGGATCGCCGGGATTCTCCTTGTGATCGCCTGTCAGTTGGTGGGCGAACTCGGCCAAAATCCGCTCGAGTGGCTCGAGAATGTGGCCGCGGATAGCAAGGCACTCGGAGACCAGTTTAAGGCTGCAGAAAAGGCCGCAACTAACTGAGATGTCTCAACTTATCCAGACGCCACCCCCTGTAACCGGGAAATGTCTCAATTTCCCTTATAATATGGTATAGGGAGAACGCGACATGCACCATCACCCGAAGCGATTATCTGTGTATTCGCTTCACCACTTGCGTAAAATAGGCTCCTTGATCAATAAATCAAGTCAAACCTTTCACTCAAGTCAAACGGAAGGACAGAACGCGACATGATAGAAAAACAGACCTTACCACCCCACGTCAAAGAGCGACTCGACTGGTTCATCAGCGGGCTCGAGATCGAGGAAGGATGGGTATGTGGGGGAGCCCTGCGCCGCCTATTCGCCCGGGAAGAGCCCAAGGATGTCGACGTCTTCGTAAAGGACGAGAAGCAGCGGAAGCGTATTATTGTGGACCAGCTTGGCGACGATAAATGGAAGTCGGCGGGCTCCGAGCCTCGGCGTTGGATCATCAACTCGGATCTGACCTACGATGTTGTTGGCCCGACTTTTCCTTCCATAAAGGTGGTTCTGGAGGGATTTGACCTCACGGTAGCCGCAGTTGGCATAGATCTTGCGACCAAGGAGTTCTGGTGCCACCGTAACTTCTGGCACGACCTCGCCGGTCGCCGCCTCATTCTGATGCCACCCCTAATTCTCCCATTTGGGACCCTCAGCAGGGTCATCAAGTACAAAGGAATGGGGTACTCCATTTGCCGCGGCCAAATCCGGGTTCTCTGGAACGAGATCCGCAACGCCGAGCAGGAGCCCGAGGGCGAGCCCTTCTACATCGATTGAGAAAGTTTATTTTGTTGCTGGAAACCCTTGACAAACACCATGGAATTTCCTACAATATTATTAAAGGAAATTAGGAGGTGACCATGGGTCGAATCAGGAAAGTCAGCGAGACCGAGACAGATTACACTCTCTCAGATGGCACGGTAGTCAGGGTGACGGAGAACGCCGGGATGCCGGTCGAGTTTTTGGCTTGCTCCCCGGGAGAGGATTCATTCCGCGATCCCACCAGTGCAGAACTCCACGAGGCCGCGAAGCTCCGCGAGGGCGAAAAGAGCATCGAAGACGAGAATTCCGAGGTCATCGAGGCCTTCCTCCAGCGACTGAACTACATGGGCAATGACACCCGAATGGTCAGCCAGATCTACGACCACCTCTTTCGGGAGCACCGAACGATCCAGCAGAACTTCTTCCGCGTGATGAAAGCAGTCATCGAGCGGTATGGTGAGTTCCAGGGTCCGGCCTATGCTGACGGACGCAATCAGAACGCCAAGGAGTGGGCTCTGAAGGTCCGCGAGGCCGGGCGAGACGTTTACCTTCCATACGTCTAGAAAGGAGGCTCTATGGCCCAATTGCAAAAGACTCCGTATTTCAAACCCATCTCATGGGATCTCCCCGCCGGAGAGTACACCAAGGAATCGGAGAAGAACCAGGCGGTCTTCGATAAGCTTTGTGAGAAGGCCGCGGAAGCTGCCAGGCAGGGCAAGGTCATCGGACGGATCGTTTCCTTCCCGGTCGCCGATGGGGCAGCTTACTACCTCGTGAAGAAGGAAAAGCCTTTCACCCTCCAGTGGATCAATGTTGGTGATTGCTGGCAGGTCCATGCGTACACGATCCGCGGTCTCCGTGTCGCGGATATCCTGTAGGAGGTCCTATGCAAAACGGACTGCACGTAGAATGGTCGAACGTGAATCAGGCATGGTTCCTGATGTGGTTCGATCAGGTTCTGCGCATCTTCAACAAAAAGGCCGATGCCGAGGCCGAAATGGAAAGGTTGTTGACATGACCAATATGAACACTCACGACCAGCTGATCGATGAAGCCGGTTCCATCCTCGAGACGGTACGCCGGAATATTCGAGCCGCACGTGAACTCGCACTCCACATGGACATGGAGGTAACGCGTCACGATCAAATCCTCCGGAATATTCACAGCGCCGAACTCGAGGCCAAATCAATCGCCACACGTCGGGACGACTGCCCGTACTGTGGCGGTTCCGGGCACATCGACGACCACCCCTGCATTTGCGAGACCCGAGTATGATTGACTACCATAAAGACGTCTCGAATCTCGAAGTCGAACTCATTCCGGGTATGGTAAGGGTCGCACTCTTCGCCAATGGTGACGATCCTTTCATCCCGGATGACTACACCACGGACGCCCTACTCGCCCTAGATCACGTAGAAGAGGTTGGTGCCTGCGGAGCCCAAGACTACCACGTCATTCTCCGCTTCGATTCGATCGCGGAGATGTTCGAGAAGATGCATGCGGTCCAAATCGAAATAAGCGCCACGCTCGTTGGTTGCCAAGTGGTGAAACTCAAGCGGTTGGAGGATGCAGCCATAGAAGAGATCAAGGAGATGTGGGAGGATCATCAGATGCACGCATACACCAACAAGGAAATCAACGGGCATATCCAAACCATCTGCACCCGTTACGACCTCACAGTAGACGAGTGGCACAAGCTCTGCGAGATGGCAAGAGAGCAGGAGGGGATATGAAACGATATCAGAGCGTCAGCCGCTGGCTTCAGTGCCGCAGACGCCTGGCAGAAGGACAGGAACGTTTGGCACGTGAGGCTGAGATCGCCACCTGCTCTTGTGGGGCTCAGGTGCGGTTCAACGGTACTGAGTGGATCCATAGTGGTCCTTGCAAGGAGGAAGCATGAGCGAGAAACCAATGATGGAATGTGGGCACGCTGCCAACGCTACGAACTCCAAGGGTGAGCCTTCCTGTGTTATCTGCATCGGAATTCACCCGGGAGCGGAGAAGGTGGTCAAGAAAGGTCCGAACCTCACAGGACGGATCGCCAAGTGTGCCTACGGTTGTGGGAGCGAGAAACCGTCAAGCACTTCACTTCCATTCTTCGAGTACTGCGGTGCGGAGTCTCGTGAGGCGCAAGAGACCTGCAAGCACTGTGGGTACTCAATCGTAGCTCACCCGGGTGGACGCAACCACAAGCCTCAATTCAAATGCAAAGGCTTCGAGCCCCGCGGCGATCGTGGATATGATCGCTACTACTGCGGATGCCGGGGTTGGGACTAATGCCGAGTATCGGATCAAGGTTCAATCTCGGCCCCGCTAGGATCAATCGAACCAACAAAGAGGGGACATGCCTTTGGTGTGGAAGGAAACTCCGACGTTGCGGTAAAGAGTTCGGAGACTACGCCGACAATGCTTTTTGTGGGCTCAGGTGCGGTTACCGTTTCGGCGTTGCAGCCGCGATTAGTGGTATGCGCCTAGTCAAATATTCAGGAGATTCAAAATGATCAACGAACTCTGTGAAGGCTGTTGGCATCTTACACCGGAAGGATGTGCGTTCGCTTATGATGGAGATCGCGAGCCGCCGAATCCTCCGGACTGTTACAACTTCGACGAGGGTGACCTCGAAGCTCTCGTTCTTATCAAGGAATAGGAGGGACTATGGAAAACATGACCTGCAGACATTGCGAGGATGCACACCTCGAGTTGGACAATATGATCGGCCCGTGGAAGGGCTTCCGTTGTCCGGCCTGCAACCATTACCATGCCGTGATCGATGGCAAGCTCGTTATCTTCCATGACAACCATTGCGGGTGCGACGAGAAAGGAACGGAGACCTTTGAAGCAGGCGCTTAGGTTCATCACAGCTGCCTGGGTGCTGAAGCTCCTCGCCGTCGCACTCTTGTTCCTCACATCTTGCGCGGGTCGTGTCGAGACCATGATGTACACGCAGGAGACGCTCCCTGCGTGGATCCTGGCGGAATGGGAGAACGCCCAGGACGAGATACTCGCTCTCGAACCACCAGTCTCACATGACCCGCGCTCGATCTCCGCATACAGCTACTCATGGGTTCAATTGGAGAAACCTTTTCTCTACACGACGAACACCGAGCGCAAGATGCTGAATGGTCTCTACAATCCGGACACGAACGAGATCATCGTGTGCTGCGGGTACAAAGAGACTGTTCGTCACGAAGCCTTTCACGCTATTCTCCACGCAATAAATGATCCGCGGTGGAGAACGTGTTACCCTTACTTGAAACCATACATCAGGAGGTAGTCTATGGATCCCAATGTTCGCATGTACAAAGCTATCAATGGTCAGGTCGCCGAACTCGTTCCAAACAAAGCACCGGAGCCTGGTGCAGATGCGTGGCGTATCAGACGATGGCTCAAGAGACAAGAGCGCATGAAGTTCGCCGCACACCCAAACTGTGTAAGAGCCAACGAAGGAAGAGTTGGGGAAGGCGGATAGAGATGCCAGCACCTGATCAATGGTACCCCAACGGCATCTGTCGCATCTGCGGGATCAAAGGACAAGTCAAGAACATCAATCTGTACGTTTTCGGCAGTGAGGGGGTTGACATCTGCCATAATTGTAATATGCTACTTGATGAATTCGTCAGCCTCCTCGCTCGTCACCGTTCACGAAGACAGATCATGGAGAAGAAGAATGAGGTGGCGTCTTCTAATCGTTCTGGTTAGCCTCTTGTTGTGCTCTTGTATCCATGAATGCCCTGAGGAGTGTGAGTACGTAGATAAGAGGTTTGTACCAGCACACTATGAAACAATTACCACACTGGATTGTGGGATTGGCTTTGATGGTGATGTAGAGTGTAGGCCTGTCCTCAAGAAAGTGTGGGTCGGTGACGCATGGTATGTTACTTATAGAGGTAAGGTCTCTGGAGATCTAAAGGAGATCAGCGTAGCTGAGGAAGAGTTCAGGAACCCTGAACGTGTGAGGGTTCTGAGTTTTTACCGAAGGCACTGCTTGACAGGAGAGGTACCATGAATGCATTGTACGAGAAGGACGGAGCACAGGTAGTATTCGACAAGGTTCTGGTGATTCAGGTGTGCGTTCCGGAGACATGGACCGACGAGCAGATCGTCGAGTTCGCAGTTGAGTACGAGCGCACGACAGTCTCTCCAATGACAGGAGAGCCTTGCGGAAGGCCGAATCCAATGTTTGGGATCCTAGAAGACGCCGGTCGTGTCCTGTGTCAAGACAGGAAGGGATACATCCACCTTTTGCTTCATCCTTAGCGGAGGAAAACAATGGAAGCTATTATAACTGTAGTCGTTCTTGTCGTTGCACTTGGGCTACTGTGTGGGGCGTACGCCCTCGGTTACTCTGACGGATGTAAGAGGTTCCATAAGCAACAGGACGGTGACGGTCGATAAGTAGATCGAATGTGAAGGTGTATCCTGACTGCGCACTATAATCTTCAGCAATCCCCCTCACCCACGCCTTCGTCCAAGTGGTCCACCTGGTCTTACGTTTATCGCGAAAGCGCAACTGAAGACCCTCTTCAAACGCTTGCATGAGCAGGACCCTCAACTCCCGCTTCATATAGTGACCCCTTACCCTGTACTCACCGCGCTTTCCGGGGCTGCAGGTGATCTTCAGGTTCTCGATCTGGATGATCATCTGAAACCTCTCGTACTGCGTAGGCGGGCGATCTCCTTCTCGAGGAACCCTTCCCTTTCGCTCAGCTTGTGGTAGCTATCCTTGAGGCTGATATATCTGTTGAATAGCTCCAGGACCTGATCGGGGAAATCTTGGTCCGGCCAACTTCCAGTGTCTCTCCACTCCTCAATCTGTTGTTGCGTTATCATCGTCGACTACCCTCAAAGCGAAGTTCAGTTGCAGGTTTCCGTTCAACGCGGACTTGACCATTCTCTTAACATACTCCTCGAGGCCGACCAGCGAAAGGTGTCTCTGCTCGCGTAGCTCAATAAGCGCAGTGTCGGGAGTCTGTACTTTACTTGTCTGCGTCCCCTCGATCATCAATCTTAATTTCATTGGCCTCTCTCAGTTCTTCCATCTCCTCTTTACTCAGATGGACTGTAGGTGGATTGTTTACGATGTCTTCATTCGGCATCATCTCTTCTTCCTCGGATGCTTCTTCCTTCTTGTTCATGTCGTCGTATATCTCATTCCTGAGAGCGCGCAATTCTATCAGTGCGGCATAACTCAGTAGAGCATAGCAACCGGCGCAAACCATGAAGGCGAACTGCATACCGTTCCAGTTGTACCCAAAGATTTCACAAGGACTCTTTTCCCCACACACAGAGCAGGGGATTACTTGATCTGCCATGGTGGACTCACAATCTGTTTGTTAGCGGGTGCATCCTTCATAGAAATGACTGCTCCACAGTCGGCACAACGCCAGGCCGCGGTCCCGGAGGTGTTGGTAGTCGGATAGCCGCGGAGGTGGTAACAGCCGGTCAATTCCCTGAACCACTCAACGAAGTCATCGGGAAGCGCGCTGGTATTACCGGTTAGGTGGTAATCAGCCAGCATAGTCTCGGTCACGATCTTCCCATCCTTCTCCCATTGCTTCGCAAGGGAGTTGTATACCCACTCGCTCATTTCCCTGCTTCAGCCTCTTTCCCTCTGTTCCTCCAGCCTCTATCGAGATCCTTCGGGTAGAGCCCAAGGTATTGTCCGACACACGTAGGAGAGCAGAGGTCAGCAGGAAGGACAGGATCGCTGAACGACCTGCCATCAATCCCAACGATACCAATGTGTATCCAATTCATGGCATGGATGGTTTCACATTCCTTGCCACAGTTGTCACATTTGATTTTCTCGTAGGTAGCCATTCAGTGTGTCCTTTCGTTGAGTAGACCTTTCAACGCTTCGCTGGTTTGTCGCTCCATCTCTATTAGGCACCGGAGACAAAGCTTGAAGACCTGTTTGCCGACTGCATACTCGATGCGTGCCGGTGCCATGCACTCGGAGCAGTAGGTTTGTGGTATTTTGCCCTTCATGTCAATAAGCGGGATCGTCGAGACTTTCATTGAACGACTCCAACGCTTTCAGGACTTGCTCGTCGCTCATGAATCCCTTGTCTCGGAGGTGATTGACGAACAGGTGAAGGTGTGACTGCGAGTAGGTAACGATAGCTTCGTTCAATGAATCAAGAAGCTGACCCAACTGCTCTTTCTTGGTCGGGTTTTTTGGTGTAGGCATATCCACTTCCTTTCGTGGTTGGTAGCCCCGACGGGATTTGAACCCATGTCGCCGCCGTGAGAGGGCGGAATCCTAGACCACTAGACGACGGGGCCTTTAGATCAAACTCCAAACATTTCATCCTGGCAGTTCTGGCACATGCCGGAAATAGTATACTCCTTCTCGGAAAGGGCGTCACGGAAATTCGCCGCAGGACCTCCGCAAACCATACAGCGATCTTCGCGGATGGTAGCTTCACGCTCTCTCCCCATCATGTTAGAGATGAACTGATTGATCTCGGGCGCTTTCTTTGTAGGCTCAGCCATGTCAGTCTCCATAGTACTCGATAATTGATCTCCAGGTATGTTTGATGTCTTCCTGGATCTCCTTATCGATCAGATCCCACTCTTGCCTTAGACCCTTTCGATTTCTTAGATCCGCGATGATCTTGTCGACGATGTGCTCTGCTAGCTCGATCGGCATGCTTGCCATGCTCTCTCCTTTCTCTTGTTCCTACGAGTTCAATCACCCTCCCCCTGAACCCGCAGTCTTTGTTCGCGCAGCACCACATGAGATTGCCGTTGCGTGCAAAGAAAATCCTGAATAGGTCCCCTCCACATCTCTCGCAGACTTTGAATAACAGATTGGATGACAGCGTTTCAGTAAACATTTTGGTACCCCTGCGGGGAATCGAACCCCGATCCCAGGATTGAAAGTCCTGTGGCTTTACCAATGGCCTACAGGGGCACTTGCCCGGTGACCAGCAGGTAGAGAGCATACACGACGAGCGCCATTGCGGCAAGTCCGAGTATCCCTCCCATCACACCAAAGATCCAACTGATCCAGAAGATCAGGCTGAATCTCCTCTCGAAACTTCCGTCATTCATAGACCTTCTCCATCATTCTTGCTCGAGCCTTCCTGAGTTCCACTTCACTCATTCCTTTTGGCTTCGGCACAGGATTGATCGGTTGCGTATCGGATGGACCCCTACCTTTGAGTATCTGCAGACTCACCGTTCGATGGTGACCACAGCCGCAAATGAGTTGCACGGCATCGCTGCCTTGTTCCACTCTCATTTCCTTACCGCAAATGCATTTCGTGTCCATAGGCTTCCTCCCTTCACCCGTGACGTAGCGAGAACGTCTTCATCCAGTATGAGACGATCTCGGATGCATCGTTCTTGGTCAACTCTGAAAAACCTTCACGCAGGTACCGAGGGGATCCATACATGTTGGTCTCGCCGGACTCACGAAGGTTATCCAGGAATTGTAGGTGCTCTTTCCTCAGCGCCTTCGGTTTCACCGGAAGTTCTTGGTCAGTCCCTTCACCCTGAACCCCGGTGCTCCCTGTGTTCCTTTCTCGTCCCATACAATCTCCCTCTTTTTTCTGCAGGTAGGGCACCGCGGGATCTTGTCGTTTGCTCCGATGATGATCTCCTCTCGATGTCCTGCTTCACACTCGACCGTTATTCTTCTCGGCATTGACTTCCTTTCGCTTCCTTCCGCAAGGCTGACGCCTTCGTCCCTCACAACGCTCTACATTCTTCATGACAGGGCACCTTGGTATCGGTTTCCCGTCCTCGAGCCAGATCGTTTGCTTATGTCCATAAGGGCACTCAACATTTACTCTCCGCATTTAGCACCATGTTCCAACTCTTGGTGAGTCCATTTGACAGCTTCTCGAGTTCGGTCTTGATCGCATCGATCCCGATCTCGTCAATGGATGTTTTTGGGTCCTTTGCCTCGAGTGCCCTTAGGCGGCTTCTTAGGATCTCGATTCTTTCCTTGTCCTTCTTCTGACACATATCCTTCCATTTCCTTCAGAATTTTCTCGGCCACTGCAAGCATGGGATCTTTCTCTTTGTTCCTAGCAGCCATGTCTTTTGTGATATTGTCTATGGCGTCGATGACGATCGTGCTCAGCGTTCCAGGTACCTTCATCGTAGCCCATGGACCGAGTCTCAACTCATTGGACAGCTTGGTCAACCTATTCAACAGATCCATGAGGATGATCGATACCTTCGAGGTCTCGTCCATGCTATTCAACAAGTTGTCTCTTGCAGAGGGAGACATACCCTTTAACATAGCAAGTAGCATATCGGCGGTCATAGCAGATTCTCCTTGTACTTCTCACAGAAGCGTTGGAATGCCTCCACCCACATGTCGAATTCCTTCTTGTCGACCTCTACATCATTTACGAAGTAGTGGCGAGGTCCGTACATTGCTTGCGATGGCGAAGAGTTCCATACTGGATTCACCTGCTCTCCACACTTCTTACAGATATAGTAAAATCTGCCGGAGCCACCAACGAGTTTCAGAGTTGGTAGTCTGCGCTCCCCACCAATGAGTTGCCATTTATGTAAGTGTCCTTTGCTGTCATAGCAGAACCATTCCGTATCCGGGATAGATAACGGTGTCGTATCTTTGACTTCTACCTCGATACGCAGCTTAGGCAACTCTATTGTGCTCACGCTCTGCTCTCTTCCGTCAACACACGAACACGATCAGGTCTGCGCTTCTCTGCAACGATACCGGAGATCATCATGTCGAGTTCGGCATCAGGGGCAGTGTATGTGTCGAGTCCCCGCATGCGAGCCTCATTGACGACGTACGCATGTTTCGCTTCACTCGTAAGATCATCCATTTCATCCGCGGCCTCGATGAGAGCCTTGATGACCTCATACCACTTTTGTCCAATCTTGGAAACGACGATCGCTTTGATCACCGGGTTGCTGAGTAGCTTTTTGATCAGAGGAAACAGGCCAATGAAGAATCCGCCGATCGCTTTGAAAAATCCACCTATGCTTGCCATTTCATCCTCCTAGCCAATAGCAGTAAACAAGGTCGCCGGTCTTACCATCCTGCAACGCTTGTGCAATATGCCTATCTACGTCGTGGTCGAAATAAGAGTAGGTAACAGTGCCATCAGGTCCTAGTGTGACGAGATCCCGTGCCCTCACTGAAGATGATACAATGAGCTTCACTATCCCTTTCGGAATCGGAGCCCACAACGGGAAGTTCCACCGCTCCGCTCCGGGACGCTCACACCAAAACAAAGCTCTGTCCCCAGGTTGTGCAATTCGTGCGTATGGCCAGTTGTCGACAGCCATCAAACGGTATTGTGGATGGACTGGGGGATCCTCTCCATACACTAGTTCCATAATTTGCCTTTCGTTACTGATTTGATAACGTTTTGCCTAGGAGGCAACCAAAGAAGTTGGAAGGTAGCCGCAATGGAAGGGTGTACTTTAACGTGGTCCGATCGTTTGTGGGCGATCGCTTGGTCCCAGTCTCCATATATGTTCGACATTGGCTATCCTCCTAGGCGCTTAGGTTATTGTATCATCCTGAGAAATCCAAAGTCAAGTGGAAGCCCCGCCTGGACTCGAACCAGGATCTTTGCCTTCGGAGGGCAGTGCTCTATCCTGCTGAGCTACGGGGCCAGGGACGGCATTACCCTCTTTACATAGGGGACATGGAGCACCGAGCATCTTGGGGGAGATGTTCATCCACCCAACCACGCCGCAGCCGTTGTCGCAAACGATTGTGGAAGCCCCGCCAGGGGTCGAACCTGGTTCTCCGGGTTCAAAGCCCGGCGCTCTAGCCGGTGAGCTACGAGGCTCAGCAAAGAATACGACACTAACGGCCCCATCAGGGATGTCGATGATTTCCTCATGCCATTCCCAACTGCCGTCTACCGGTTGCCACCAGCCGATACGAAAAATCTTATCACGCATGATAACTTCCTTGTGTCGGGAGGGGGCGGGATTGTGGCTACCTCAGAGTAAGAACGATAGGAGCGACTAGCCTCCAAGGTTAGCTATCGCTCCCGTTCCCTAGGGTCCTGCCCAAGCGGATTCCCTGCGCATCCCCCTCCCAACCTCTGGAGCCCGCGGGAGGAATCGAACCTCCGTATACCCGGTTCGTAGCCGGGCGCGTCGTCCACTACGCTACGCGGGCTTAGTATGAGTGAAGAAAGCCAATGCCTCTTCACCTTTCTCCGTGATAGACAGCTTCTCGCCATCCCAACTCAGGCACTTCATCGCAATCAAGTAAGCAGCCTCGAAGTGAGATCTCGGTGGTAGTCCACTCTTCACTCTGCTCAGTGTCGGAACGCAGTCACCAACTTCTGAATTGCGCATCCAGTAGGCGACATTGTTGAAGCTGATCTCCCTCACTTTGTCAACCACAGCAGGAAGAACGCCGTCACGAAGATATCAGCTACTGTTGCTTGCTCTGTGAGCCAGACCATGAATGGCATCTCACATGTTTCACAACCCATACGCCAACCGAGCACGAAATAGATGGCGATCAGTACGACGGCAGCGAGGGATACTGCCTTAGTGTACATCTTCCACTTGGATAGTCTTCGGCGCTTCAGCCATTCTTTGTTATACGCTTCCTTGTCCATCGGCATCCTCTTTTTGTGGTGGGGCAGGTAGGATTCGAACCTACAACGCCCGGTTTCCCGAGTCCGGAGTTACAGTCCGGCGGGGCCCACCAATCTCCCCAGCTACCCCTAAAACTTCTCGCTGTCGAATGCCTTGATCAGCTTCACTGCTTCTTCGGCATCTCCAAGCATGAGTTCGTCTTTGATCTTCATGAAGTACGCATCGAGTTTCTTCTTGCGCCCTTCGTATGTCCCGTCGAACATCTCGTCTTGTTCGAAGAGTCCATCGGGCAGATCGAACACGTCCTTGACGTCGGCATATTTGTATAGCTCCGACTTCGGACGAATAACCTTGACTGCCCCAGACTTGATCTGCTTCTGTAGCTCTCCATGCGTTATGGGAGCCGGTGAGATGTCACAGTGTTTCTTCAAATCTGCAGCCTTCTCTTTGTAGATCCCTTGTATGCGTTCCAACGCATATTTCCTCTGAGTCTGATTCATTTCTACTTCCTTTCTTTCAGAAGTTGGAGCGGGCCGGGGAGAGAGGACGGAACCCCGCTTACGTCCATATCTCGGCCAACCAAGATACGAGAACCCGCACAAGACTTACCTCTTGTTCTTCTCCTTGTACTCGTCGCTCCTGATCAAGATATCCTCTATCATCGCCGAGCACGGGATGAAATCGATTGGGAGATCGTAACACCTCGCCAACCACTCGTTGTACACAGCCAATCCATCAGGATCAGCAGGTCGCTCGAGGATTCTCATGTACATTTCATTGATGATTCGATCGTAGCTGACCTCAGTTGGAGGCGGTGGAGGCTCGTCACCAACACAACCTTGTCCTTCTACGTAGTTCTTTCCGTCAGGACAGTTGCACACACATGTAGTAGTATCCCAAGTCCCTCCGGTAGCTCCACACTCAGCCGGGGCTTCACAGACTTCTCCGCCGAACTTCGTCAATGCCCACTGCTCCACACGAGTCATAGGCCGCGGCCAGTTCAAATCACACTGCACACCCTTCTCGTCGTGGACGATGATGTAATCGAACCCACCGGCCTCTAGACTCTCAAGATGCTGTTTGTACATCGACCAATTGCTTGTCCATCCACCACTACGGTACCAACCTTCCGCCCTAGGCCGATCTTCCTGCTCGACATAGTACATACTCTCATTGGATCCGACCGGCATCCCACGAGCGTCGGTACGGAGTTGATTCATCTGCGCACGGTTGGGAAACTGCTCCCATCCTCCATCCCGTGTTGGGTGAATCATTCCTGCTCTGTATTTGCCAGCTTCCGGTCCAACATCAAACGCAAAGGTATTGCCCCCGCCACCATCGACGATTTTCGGAGCGTTCCAGCCCGGGGAATAGTTGTCCCTGTCCCACCGAACTGCCCACATGTTGACGTCGTTCAACGTGTGTCCGCTTTGGTTGTGTGCGTTCCATTCATTTCGCATGTTCGGGATGATCAGCGCCTGCGGGTACTTTGGTTGTAGTACCTCACCCATGTAGACACCGACTACACGAATCACATGATCAATCTCTCCTTTTGGAATGTCGTCATGCTTCAGAGTCGCATCGATAACTAGCTCGAACGCACAACCGGTCTCCTGACTCGTCTTGAAGAACCACTCGAGCACTGCTTTACCGACAGGGTGTACCTCGGTTTCACGGTTACCGTCCCTCAAACGAGCGCGTACCCAAAAGCCCTGGTCTCTTGGCTCGCTTCCGAACATACAGTTCTCTGGAGTACCGTTCTCGTCATCGCACGGACTCCACCCGGCAGTCTCCAGGAATACCCGAAGCACGACATCTTTGCCGAACAGTCTCTGGTTGTGCTTCACCCATTCCATCGCATAACCAAGATTGTATTTCCCTCCACCTTGGCCCGTGTAGTGATAGGTGATGATGTTCGCCAGCTTGAAGCTTGTACGTCCCCAAACGATATCCTTCTTCTCACCGTTGAACCAAAACTTTCCGTTCTTGACCACGACCTCAGCCGAAGCGAATGAGGCAATGAGCAAGAACGTGAATACCAGTGTCAGTTTGCGTAACATTTTTCGCACCATCCTTGGAGGTTGTCGTAAGCCTCCGTTTGGCGACACGGATCGGTTTGTGTCGCGTCATTGTAGATCCCTGCTTCTTCCAGGTGGGCGACGAGATCGTTCTGGAACGCTCTGTAGTATTCCTTCCTCACGACCGATCGCCCAGGGAAATCAGAGTTCTCCATCGGTAGCCGCACGATGAAACGATCAAGGCGCGCCAACAGTCCTTCAGGACCCTCCACTCTCTCAACAAGAGCATCGAGGTCTTCAGGGTCGACTCCAATCACGTGTAGCTCGTCTCTGCAATCATAGCGTGCCTTATTCGGACCTCTGTATCCCTGCCATATCAACTCCTGTCGCTGCACACAGAGCTTCAGTACCATCCCAGTGGCGTCTCTACAGTCCTGCGTGTAATCTGCAGGCAAAGTTCCCGCAAGATCGAGCGTGTAGTAATCCTTCGCCTGTATATCATCGATCGTCGTCGTAGTGCTGGTCGTGGTCGTCGTTACTGGTGTTGTCGTAGTGGTAGTGCTGGTTGTAGACGTCGTTGTAGGAGGCGGCGGTGGAGGTGGAGGCGGCTCGATAGGCCAATTCCCGCAACTAAGTGTCAACCAGACCAGTAATAGACTAGCCTTTGATACAAACCACCTGCTTGAGTTCATGAACAACCTCCACTAGGTCCTTCTGCGCTTCCATGACCGCGTCAATATCCTTGTATGCACCTGGGGTTTCATCGAGGACAGAGTCATCTTTCTTGCACTCGATCCCCTCGGTGGCCTTCTTGTGATCCTCGATAGAGAATCGCTTCTTAGCTGCGGTACGAGACATAGCCCTTCCAGCGCCGTGCGAGCAGCTGTGGAAAGATTCCTGAACGCCTCTTCCACGGACGATATAGCTTCGAGCACCCATGGATCCTGGAATAATTCCAAAATCGCCTTCTCTAGCTCTTGTAGCTCCCTTACGAGTGACCCAAATGTTCTCGTTGTAGTGATGCTCGAGTTCGACGTAGTTGTGGTGACAGTCAATGATCGGCTCCTTTCCATAGCAGTGGATCTTGGTTGCATGCTCCATAGCCGCCAGTGTCTGGTTCATCATGAACCATCTGTTCACCTGCGCGAACCTCTGAGCCCACTTTACCGCAAGTATGTAGTCGGTAAAGTTCGTGGTACCCTCGACAAAGTAAGCCAGATTTGGATCCGGTAGAGTGATATAGTACTTCTTCATGTCTTCCTTCGCTAGTCTTATAAAGAAGCTACCAATCTTGTTACCGATCCCTCTCGAGCCTGAGTGGAGCATTACCCACACGCTGTCGTTTTCGTCCAGGCAGATCTCAATAAAGTGATTACCCGTACCTAGAGTCCCGAGATGTCTGGTCGAGTTCGCCTTTCCCAACTCAGGATACTTCGCTACGAGTGTAGCCAACTTATCGGGGTCACACTCGTTCTGCCACGCGGTGTTCACGCCCGGTGGAGGTGTTCCCCACGCACCGCGGTCCATCGGCCCACCATTATCCGTCCTTCCGTGGGGTACGAGCTTCTCAATGGCTTCACGCAGCTTGCTAAGGTCCTTCGGAAGATCGTGGATACCCCAGTTGGTGTGGCAAGCCTGCATACCACAACCAATGTCCACGCCTACCGCCGCAGGGATGATGGCACCCTTTGTTGGGATCACTGATCCGATAGTAGCACCCATCCCCGCATGGACGTCGGGCATAACCGCAACGTGATGGTGGATGAAAGGCATTCTCGAGACGTTGAGCACTTGTGTCAGTGCTTCGTCCTCGATCGGTACACCCTTCACCCAGGCATACACCGGTTTACCATCAGCCACGTAGACATCATAGTGGTGATCGTTCATCTCTTCGCTACCCTAACGAAGTAGGCATCGAATGCTCTCCACAGAGCGACACACTTGCCAATGTTTGGATTCACCTTGTCGGTCGGCAGTCTTTTCGCAGCACCGGCAGAGACCATTCTACCGTACTTATCTATGATAACCGCAGTGGTGAAGTTGTCGTAGAACGTGAACACGACTCCGGTCTTGATAAGCTGACTAGCCAGCTTCATGTTACCGGCGAGTACACGGGTTCCGTACTTGTGTAGTAAACCGAGGTAACCATTCTCCATGGCTTCTCTCTCGATTTTCACTCCGATATTCCATTCCTTCTGTCTCATAATCCCACTTCCTTTGTTCCGTAATGCTCCTGCAGGAACATCCGAATGGTTTGTTTGGTGACTACCATATCCCGCTTGCAGAACTGACAAACGAAGTTGTCACTTTTCACATCCAACCGCATATAATGCCTACTGTACCCATCACAGAAGATGACTTCGTTATAAGTCATGTGAGGCAATCGATAAGCCGTCACAGGCATTCTGGCGGAGGGTGGAGGATTCGAACCCCGACCCCCCTTCTCGGGAGGTCCCCCGGTTTTCGAGACCGGTTGGGCACCCATTGGCCCGGCACCCTCCAGTCTCGATGATCCTTCACCTTTCATTAATCGGTTCCTCCAACCTTGTCTTCTCCGGCTTCGAGTTCCGGATTCATCACCTCGAACAGGTGAAAAACGAGTCCGTCTGTTACCCATGCGTCGATGAATTGCAGATTCGCATGCTTCGTCGTGTGTCCAGTTCCTAGAAAAACGAAACGGCGTTCACGTATAACTGTAGGTTCATCGTCCACCAGTGCCCAGATCTGCAAGTGAGGGCTCCTGGACGGTTGCACCCCCATCGTTGTTATGATTCCAGGATTAGGTATCTCGAGTGTAAACTCATTCTCGAACCTGATACCGTTTCCAGTGAGCGTAGCCGGAATTTGGTACTTGTAAACTGTTAACATTGTCCTCTCCTTTCTTTTGGCGGAAGGAGGAGGAATTGAACCTCCGTGCCGGTTAAGACAGCCTCCGGGTAGCAGCCGGGCACCTTACCACTCGGTCACCCTTCCACTTCAATCACTCCATTGCTCGACTCCGTTTGTGCCCTTTGTGCGATCCGAAATAGGAGCATGTCAACAGCGTTCGCGACGGCACCCTCAGTGATGATAGGGCCGACGTCCACGTGTACTGCCCACAGTTTGTCGTCGCCACACTTTGTCAGAGCCTCGATGCGAACACGCTTGCACGCCATCGGATAAACACTGAACTGGACCGCATAACGAAGCATATCCTTCATTTTCAGACCTCCCAAACGGTCACTTGCTCTTTCGCTTCCGGTACGATGATGTTGCCTTTGATGATCATGATTGAATCGTATTCCCAGTACTCGACCTCGTCGACCTCGTCAATGTCGCCAACGAACTTCGGGACGAATTTACCTTCCTGCAATGCGATCTGTAGATCTCTTTTGCTACTAAACTTGTAGACCGCAGTCTGATTCTCGTTCAGTCGCTGAATCACGAAATAGTCAGCCATTTCAGGTTCCTTTCTGGTGCCCCCGGGTAGATTCGAACTACCAACCTTTGGCCTCTCAGACCAACGCCTCTGCCAGTTGGGCTACGAGGGCTTTTGCGTACTTGCTTATGAGTTCATCGGCCTTTGCGTAGCACTCAGCGCATGGAACGATCTTCAATTCAGCTGCCTGGCCTCTATAAAGCGCGATACGCACCGTGATAGGATCACCAAGGTCCTCCACAGGATTGAATTTCTTTCCGCAAATCGGACAAGTCAGCATTTTATGACTCCTGGTACCGGTGGTAGGATTCGAACCTACAACCTCCTGGTTCTAAGCCAGTCGCCTCTGCCTGGTTGGGCTACACCGGCACTTTCTTTGGCGGCGCGCCTAGGAATCGAACCCAGCTGCAAGGTTTTGGAGACCTCGCTCCTCCCAGAGGGCACGCCTAGACACCACCATACTTTCATGATCCTAAAGCCTTTGCTATTCCTTCGATCGCGCTTGCAAGTTCTTCAATCGTTTCAATTCCTTCACGCGTTCTTTCTTCTGCCGACGTTTCTCTTCCTTCGCTTCTTTCCTCGTTGTACCACGGAGATCGATCCTCCGCACGAACCCCCGACCGTCCAGCCAGTACTCTCTCAGATTTGGCGCGAGAAACTTTGGCTTCTCTTTTTTCTCGGATCCGCTCTCGGATTCTTTCTTTCCGCCTATGTTGATCTTCAGCCCCTCCGGCAGTTTGGGTAAATTTAGTTTCATACGTCCCCATCCTTATCGATTGACGTTCGCTTTTGACTTCACCCGGCTTTAAACGATCCCATGAGTTATCCCGATATGGAGGATACTTCTCGTCAGCTTGTCGCTCGTCCATTCCATAGAGGATGGCCATCATGGCGCGTTTCGATCTGATCTTCCCACTCGGTAGCACATAGGCAACGTCATCTTCTTTGACAATTCTGCCAGTAGGAGTAGTGGTGCTCCCAGGTGGAATCGAACCACCGACGCCCGCCTCTTCAGGGCGGCGCTCTACCTTCTGAGCTACAGGAGCACGATCTGTTTGCCTATAAGGTCCCTTCGCGTATCCAACCGCCTTGCTGACTTTGTTACCTCTACTATTTCGGTGAAGCCAGCGAACGTTTCCACGTTCATCCTCGACGATAATTTGTCCGGTTAGCTCGTGGACTTTCCTTCTGCAGTCTTGGAACGAGTAGCCCTGACGAAGAAGGCCTTCGACCAGAATGCGAAGCTCCGTTGCTCCGTAATCCGCCTTCCATCCAGGTACATTAATGGTCGGGAGATCGCCAAACTGTCCTGAGTTCATCAGGCTCTGCGGCGACATCTTCCCTTTCTTCGCTCTTCCCCGCCTTGGCATTGTTTTCCTCCAAGATCTGCTTTAACAGATTCCTCCAATATTCGCAGCAACGGCACCACTCCGGATGGGGTGGGCGTCCTACGAGCCTCGCACCATTGCTCATTCCGGTGTATCCAGAATGTCTGAGATGCGGTGTGTTACAAGAAGAACCTTCACCGGTTGCTCTTGGACTTTCCCATCTTTGTCCTTGAGCAACTCCTTCTTCTTGTAGTTCTCTTCGAGCATCTCCTTAACCTTCTGTGCCGCTCTGTCTGCAACATTGTGCGGATTGTGAATCGAATTATCCGCCACGAGGTGCGCTTCGATAACGACATGCTTGGACATTTGATTCTTCCTTTCGTTAACGGTGAGGGCGACCCCGGATCCCCGTCAAAAGGGATTACCCGGATCGTCTCGGTCACCCTCTACCGGGTTCTCTCGAGGACGACTTCTCGAGAGTCTCTGCTCAACCCAATGCTTTCGTTTCATCCATCCGGTGTAGAACCCTGCACCGAAGGCGAACGCGAAGTACATCAGAATGAAACCAGTTACGAACAGATCTTCTTTCATCATTCTATAAAGATGATCGGTACCCTGCCGTTGTTCGCGTCGTACCAATCGGTGAAGATCTTGTCGATCGTCTTCCGCATTCCCTCTTGCCGCGTATTCAGAACAACCTTAGGGGTTCGAATGAAGACGACAGCATCAACCTGCAACCCGCTTCTCAATGCTCTAGCAACCTGGACACCTTCGACAATGTATCGTGACTGATCCTTCAGTAGCTGGATAATGAACTCCGGCTGATCCTTCCAGTTGAGATGCATGAAGTCATCCGTGTGGTAGACTCGCCGATTGGGAGAAGCTCCCAATGCAGCCAACGTCGTCTTGCCTGTCCTCGGTCCTCCAGCGATTGCGACACGATTGTACTTGGCTATAGCATCGACAAACTTTTTAGACATAGATCACTCCTGGAATAATTGCTTTGGTTGGTGGCTGGAGCCAAGTGGTACCCCCGAGAGGATTCGAACCTCTAACTGCGGGGTTTGAGCCCGTCGTCTTTGCCAAGTTAGACTACGGGGGCTACGCTTGGAGGGCATACGACCGCCAACTCAGTCGTGACCGACTAAATCGATAAGCGAGTCGCAATAAAGGTTGCATCGTAGCTCTCATTCTGTATCCTCTCTTTCCAGCGGGTGAAGCCCTCTAAGGAAGAACTCACTCCCTATGAAGTAACCGCCTAGGAAGAAAGCATACAAACGATCGGCGAGAATGTCAAGGACAGAATTTACCTGGGCCTCTGGAGCCTTGAAGTACCACAGTAGGTAGAATCCCACACCAGCGAATAAGGCAATCAGGAAGTTCCTGGTGTAGTACTTCTTACGCCCGAACAGCGAAAAAGGTAGCGGGAAGAAGTGGCCCATGAGGGCACCCAATGCCGCCGGGACCCAAAGCTGAAATACGGAGATCTCAACGGTCTCGGTCGTGATTAGAGGCACGTATCCTGCCACGGCAACCATTTCCAGAGTGAAGAGTACCGCTGCCGTTATGACAAGGAACCAATCGGTGATGGAAGAGATAAACTTTACTCTAGGCATCTGCAATCTCCGCTAGAATATCACCGTGGCACGGCTTGGGCTTACAGTAACACCCAAGCCGTTTGCCACGCAATTCTGTCTTGGCAGCTTTGAGTAGCTCAGGCTGCTCAGCAATCCAGAGTGCATACTTACGGATCGCTTCAAGCCTAGCCTTCTCAGATCTGCCCTTTGGTCTAAACGGATTCCCCCATTTCGAGGGACGTCCGATATAGACATCGTAAAGTTCGTAGTTCTTGTTGACTACTGTGGTTTTCATAGAGACTCTATGGCACGTTCGAGCGCGAACCGGAGTAGCCTCCACTGCTTCTCCGTGTATCCAGGCTGAACATCCAATAGAGGTCCATCCGTACCGTCAACTACTTCCATGATATACTTCGGTGGTCCTCCAATGACTCTGCCCAACTCTCGGTACATAGCCGTTAGCTCGTTCTCGATCCTGTCCCTATTTGCTCCGGTTCCCCATTCAGGGTCGTAGCTATCCGATACCGGCCCAGGCATTACCGCACCGCGCCTTCCCAATACACGACACGTGTACCCTTCATCAGCTTCCGATTCACGCTCGTCGACTGAATGAAGATGTCGTACTGCCCGTGGTCGCCAGGACGCAGTCTGACTTGTCCGAAATCGGGGAGCCCCAGCATTTGTCTTGCTGCGGGACCACCATAGCACTTTCCGTTCTTCCGATTCCTGATCACGATCTGCTTGTAGTCCTGAACTGTCTCCGGCTTCGTGAGTTCGTAGAAAGCCGCACCCTTCAGGTAGTCACCATCGTTGGTGTGGAACTCACAGAAGGTTCGGATTTCACTGCCAGCATTTTTGACGGGCCACACCTCGATCTCCTTCGAGATATCCTTGAGGTTTCGTTTGACCTCGTGAATGCTGACGTCACTGAGGTCAGCGTAGAATGAGCGAGAGCTTGTCACACCCTTGCTGCGCTGCGTGTAGTAATGAGTCACCGCACGCACTGTGTCTTTGGTCGCTCTCTCCAATCCATGCTGCGTCTGATCCCATTCGAGGATGTTGCCGCGTGGGATGCCAAGTTGCTCGAGGTACCAAGTCTCTCCGCGGGGAACCCTGAATGTGAAGGTCCAGCGGTCCGAGTACTGAAGCTTCTTGATCTTCTCAGTGAGACTGTACCTATCCCACTTGTGTGAGTCGTTCTCCTGTCCATCTGTGATCACAATCAGAAGGAAGGAGACATTCTGGTCTTGTGCATCAGGCATAGACTCCATGATCTCGATCAGTTCTCCAACGGAGTCGAGAAGAGGAGTGGAGGACCCATTCGTAAGGTATGTTTGTTCTGGAATGGGCTTCAGCATGTGAACGTTCGAATTGACGATCTCACGCTTTACCACGCCGCGATCATTCCAACCTTCGCCTTTGATCCCACACAGTACTGTGCTTACGATCGTATCCAGTTGGTGTGCGTTCGCTGCGTCTTGAACTGCCTTGACGTTTGTGTTGTAGTCCCTAGCTGCTCCTGCTGCCAGGTGGGTCATTGAGATGGAGTGGTCCCTTACGAAACCAATATACTGTTTCACTAGCTCTCCCTTTCATTTTGGGTTGGTGGTTGTTGGGGTGGCCGACGGGACTCGCACCCGCATCCCCGGCTTCACAGGCCGGTGCTCTGACTACTTGAGCTACAGCCAACACAGGACTCCATATAGTGAAGCGCATACTCTGATGTGAAGATGATGGTAGCATCTCCAGCCCAAGAATTATGCCATGTTTCTTCATCGGAAGTCAACTTTCTCTTGCTAGGCGGTTTGGATGGATCCTTGATCTCGAAAAGGAAATTGTAGCCCTCATAGCCCACCAGGATATCAGGGCATCCCTTCCCAACTTCGTGTAAACACTGGACGGAACATCCAGCATCTCGCAGTTCTTTGACTATCTGCGCTTGGTTCGCATCGACACGTTTAGCCATCGTACTCGTCCGGGAATGTTGGCAAGTCGTGCGGATGATACCTTAGCAGCAGCCTCATGATTCGGCAAAGAGCATCAGTTTGTTCACTTGGTGTCAAGGAGGCGCAAGGGTTATCGAGATACTGCTGCAAGGTTGCACGATCTTCTACATCCTGATCGTACTCCTGCTGATCCTCAGTGAGGTAGCCAGCGTTGTGGTTATACAAGACGAGTTCGATGTCTGCTATATTTTGTGCCGTCAGTGTATAGCTATACTCGAGCCAGATCTCTCCGACTTCTACATCCACATCATTGTAGTAAGGATCTGGGTTCGATGATGGTGTCCAGACTCGGAGGTTGGAGTCGATCGAACTGTCCAGCGGTTCAAATCCAGCAAGGGCGAATAGAATGTCTGGCCTCAGTCCATAAGCATCCAGTTCTTCTAGAACCAGATCTCTATTGAAGTCTTTCAAATATACTCTGATCAGCTTTGTACCTTCACCAGGTGGCGCATCGAACTGCACGGTTGCCCACGAGACCCTACCTCTTCTACGAGGATCAGGAGTCTCGAGTGATACCTGTGTGATGATTGCAGAGTCGGAGTCAGGAACCTCGAACAGTCCCCAGCTTACCCAACAAGTGCTCCCTGCTCCATGAACATCTGGTGTCTTGAGTGCGGCCCAGGATACCTGTCCGGCGCAAGGGACATACTCGGGCACCTCGAATTCAGCCCAGCTTACGTTACCTCTTGCGTCGGGCACGGGATCGCCCACTTCGAACGCAGCCCATGACACCTGTGTGCGAGGTCTGCCAGGAGGGTCATTGACGGCAAATCCCCACCACTTTCGCGCAGATCCCATAACGTAGGAGTAGTCGATCGTGAAGCCAACCGCATCTAGAGAAATGAGGTCGCCCTGGATACCTATAGATCTGTCGTGTTGGTTGAGTGTTACTCGAGAATCCATCAATGAAGCACAGTTGGTAGTACCTGCTCCTACTTCATTGGTCACCATTCCGGCGAAGTCACGTGATGGGAGCGGCTCAGTGAAGACGGAAGCGAAGCCGTTTGCCCCAGCCTTCAGATCTGTCGTGTAAGAGTCTCGAGCATCGAGCATGTTCGTGCCGAGGAACACGAAGTCAGGTGTGAAACCGATCCCAGTTTTTTGGTATGGTCCTGTAGCTGTAGGAGTGTCGTATGTGAACTCTTGAAGGTATGATCCGAAACCAAGGCTGATCGCGAGGTAGGCTATATCATGATCGAGCCCTCCACCCCCACGAGCAAACAAAGAAAATCCATCTGCATCAAAGTTATCCACCTCGACAGTGTAGTTCGTTCTATCCGCAGCGACTCTATTGGTGAATGTCTCCGCCTCGGCTGTGCCGGATCCTGTGTTTGCAGGATACTCGAAATATTGCCCGTACTGATTACCACCGTTGACTGCGATGCCAAAAGAGCAGCGATAGTCTTGTTCAACGGTGCCATCAAATAGATTGCTCCCACCACCTAGAAATAGGAAATCCGGTCTGAATCCAGGATCGGTAACATCAATCTCTAGATCCATTGTATTCAGGAGATTCTCCACACCTGCGTGAACAAGTACGTCGTCACCAGAGATCAAGATTATGAACAAGCTCACCGGATCCGGTGGAGGTGTTACCCAATCGAGTCTTAGTCCATCCGGCACAAATGAGCTTAGTCGTGCATCGGCGGTGAGGGTGTTACCATTGTATTCTAGATGTTGTACAATGCTTCCAGAGTTGGATACTCTTCTCGTCTGTGTGGTACCTGAAGAGTCTCGACCACGCCCACACCATACATATTGATCAAGAGCGGTAGCAACTCCAATGGACATGCGTGCATGATCCGTGATTGTAGATATCGGATTGGAGTAAGTGGAGAAGATGATCGCAGCCCTTGGTACAGCACCATCTAGAGGGGTCAGAATCTCCTGACCCCCCGTAGAGGTGATAGACTGCGTTTGTATGGTCGAGAACTTCGCACCCATCGGAAGCCCCTTCCTAGGTGAATGCTTCTATCCTGCTGTAGAAGTCTTCGCTAGTCGTGAACGCAAGCCCGGATTCGGAGAGCAACAAGATATCGTGGATCATTCTGCTGAACTCGAAGCGCCTGTCTGCAGCCAATGCATCGGACTTATCCAGGATTTCGTCTAGCTCCAAGTGATCTGCGACCTCGAGATTGAACATCAGGATGATGTCATCTCTCGTAAGGATCCCGCGATGTCTCTCAGCGATAGCAGCCATGAAGTTGTGGACGGCAACTCGCTTTGTTGGATCCGTCCCAACCAGTTTGGCGTAGAGGGACATTACGAGAACTCCCTTAGGCGGCGAAAATAGGTGCCAATTCCTGTTGGAATGGTGACTGTATCATCACCGCTCGCAATGCTATACAGATCCCTGAGAGAGATAAACGCCTGTTTGACATCAGTGAGTTCATCCGAAGAGATACCAAGAGCAGATTGAATGTCGACGTCGGTCTTGCCTTGCTTGTAGGCCTCCCACTCTTCGTTTAGCATGTTTCCGTTCTCTATTGCACGCGCCAAATCCTTTGCGGTGCGCCCAAGCTGAGTTTTGATCGCCTCAGCGGTCACGTCTTCTTTGTAGGTTCCAAAAGCCATTTCCTTTACTCCTTATGGTTGGTTGGCAACGAATCTCAAGAAGAGGTCGGAATAGTCGGTGATGTTTCCGGCCTCGATTGCGGACAGTAGGTAGAAGTACTCGGTGAACACGTTTGGTACGTTGACGATTGTGGTTGTCGCGATCAGTGTTCCTTGGCTGGCTTCGCTAACGTATCCTTCACGTAGTTCAACAGTGAGATCAACCTGCGAACCTGTAGCCGGATCTTTCCTTGTCCTGAAACGGATGTAGTGCCCGCTTGTTACGTTCGGATCCGTTACGGCAGACAGTTTCGTTACGTAGGGGCTGTTCGCGGGCGCATATTCGGAGGTAACATAGTCGGAATCGCTTGGAGACACCTCGTCAATAGCTTGGTAAATGAGAGATGTGCCACCAAGTTGATCCTCCCAGTTACCGATATGTGCATCGGTGCTAGGTCTTCCAAACTGAGACATTTTTCAAATTCCTCCTATGTGTCCGCGATGATACGAACATAGAGAAGCATCGGATCTAGAACGAACTCTCTGTTCTCCTCAGGTACGACCAATTCTAGATCAGTCAGCGTACTCGGGATATCGTAGAATGTTTCGGATGCAATCAAGCCGGTAGGTGGTGGACCGGCACCGGTACCATAGTTCTGGTATAGCTCAACGGTGAGATCGAGTGGTGTGATAGATGTGCTCGCCTTCTTTGCTCTTACACGTACGGTCCAGTCCCCCGCGAGATCCTCCGGGTTCACAATTTGGGAAAGCTTGCAGACGTAGATAACATTGCTGGGAAGATGCTCTGTGTGCATCCAAAAGTCATCAGATTGATCTCTGATCATCGTGTAGAGGTCTGGATATGAAACGTCGGGGTAGGTTGGTGGTTCACCAATCAAGTCACCGCCGCCACTCCATGTCGCGTCGGCGTACGCATCTTCTTCAGGTAATGCTATCTGGGTCATGCGTACACTCCCTTGAGGGATGCAGAGAAAACAAAACGCAGATAGAGATCGTCGTAGTTATCTATACTGGCTGCTTCCTCCGGTGTAACGACAAAGCTGTACTCGATGAACTCGGAAGTGATGCCTTCAAAGATGTGGGAAGCGATAAGCTGACCAAGGTCACCATCGCTCTCGAGCGCATCACCCTCTACATTGTAGTCCTTCCGCAGTTCTATGAGGCAGTCGACATTCACACCATCAGGTTCGTTCTTCGCCAACCTTGCACGTATGGTGAAGCCTTCGTCTATCACAGGATCAACCACTTCGGACAGTTTGCAAACATAGGCAGTGGATTCCGTAAAAGCTGCTTCTCCAGGATCGCCATCTTCGTCAGCATCTGGAAAGAGGGGACCTAGTATTAGATCTGATTCAGCGTAGTCGGTGTCGTTCGGAATGTTCGTCCCAATTCGCTGGAACAAGTCAGACGTGCCTCCGATGTTATCGCGCCAGCTGTCCCCGAATGGCCCACCATCATACTCAGGTGGAGGGATATACAGAAAAGCGTCTTCAATAGGTCGGGCATACTGTGGCATAGGTTGTGCTCTTTTGGAGCGTGTGACAGGATTCGAACCCGCATCTCAAGGCTTGGAAGGCCTGCGACTTACCATTAGCACCACACACGCTCAACCCTTCTTGCGTTTCCTTGCATACAATGCAGACACAAGTATAAACGCTACGAACGTCAAAAAGCAAAGTAGGCAACTCATTGATTTTGGCGGAACCTACGGGATTCGAACCCGTGACCTCCCGGTAGACAGCCGGGCATCCTAGTCCTATCTAGACCAAGGTTCCGTCCGAATTATACGTGGTTGGGCTCTCTGCGTCTAGTCCTTTTCGAGATCCATGTCAACTTCGGTATCTATCCTCTTCAGGATGACCCCCTTTGGGAAGACACCGGTTGAATTGAACTCCTCGTCCTCAGATGCGTCCATAGCGAGCCAGAGAAATTCGTCATCCTCTTTCACAAGGATCCCACAGCTGGTAATCTCTGCTGCCTCGGTAATCTCCTCTTTGGATACCCAACCAGAATCACCTGTGATATCTACCCATCTTATGCAGGTGACCACAGTCAATAAGGCGATCCATTTAGCAACACCTAAATTCCAGGTCATATTACCTACTTTCTGTGTTACCCTCTTTTGTACCCTCAAGAGGGTGTATTACCTCTTTGCATACACTCAAGGGTGCATGGCGGAGGTGGTAGGACTCGAACCTACACGCCCCGGCGCTGACCGAGGCGAGCCTCGCTTCCAACGAGGGGCGATAGCCTATTTCCGCTCACACCTCCATAATGTCCACAATTATGTACCCTATCCCTACTTAAGGTAGATAATCGTATACTTTTTGGCTGGGGTAAGCTGTGGGACTGTTTACCGTGTACCCACCGTACCCTGCGTCCAGGATAGCCCCCGCGTTGGCTTGCCATGGAGGGTGCCAGACGAATCTCACCCCAGCCAAACTTGGTGCCCGATGGAGGTAACGCTCCCCCGTCTTCCGGGTGTAGGCCGGTGGCTCTCCTATTGAGCTAATCGGGCTTTGCTCTGCAGTCTATCTCGTACATTGTCCCATCATCTTTGATCCCACAGTGGATGCCTGTTTTGTGGTAGTAGATTACCCCTTTACGCCCATAGCACTTCGTACCGTCTCCAAGAGGCATCTCCTCACCAACTATTACTTCGTGCTTCAGAAATGGGATACCACACCGTGGACAACGCTCTCTCATTCTGGCTTTGCTCCTTCCCCGTTCTCGGCTTGGACACTCTCATGAGGCTGACAACCTTCCGGATTCTCGAACGCGTCCTTCGCAAGTTTTTCCTTGTACCACTCGGGTAGTCCACTCGTCAATGCTCTAGAGATCTGTCTCCAAAAGTACTTGAAGATCTGTTCCTTGATCTCTTCGGCGCATTCCTTGTAGACGTCGCTTGGGACTTCCTTCATGAGAAGTCCAATGTCCCGTGGAGATCCCTCGAGCTTACCAGCCTCACGAAGGTGCTGTACGGCTTTGTTCCATCTCTGAGGCGTTTTGTAAGTCTCGATGATCTCCTGAACGATGTCCTTCCGTCCTGGATTGGACTTCTTCCACTCACCTTCATGCTTCTCCTTGAAGTCTTCGGCAACGAACTTAGCCATGAGAAGCTTCTTGTCGATACCGAATAGCATCTGACTCTTTGGCTTGATTACGATCCCCTCGATCGGTCCACCAAGTATGGAAACCTTGGTCAGGAACTGCTTCAGCTGGTTCATGTCGTCGATCATTCCGGTGAAGTACACAGGAACGACATCGAACCCGAGCCGTGTTGCTTCCTCCATTCGCTGGTCTGGAGTCAGGAAGTCATTCGGTGCCTTCTCGATATCGAAGATCACGACGTTTCTATTCGGTACACGCTCGTAGCATAGTGTATTGTGTTTTGGCTTCATGAGATACTCACCACGATACGTCCAACCTTCGGAGAGGCGATCGGCAACCTCGAGTACAGATTGTACTCCCTTCTCGAACATCCCCGCATTGCCGGGGTAGAGATCTGTCTTGCGAGAGCGGAACTTCACCTCGTCTCCTTCTTTACGAAAGGAGAACTGGCTTCCATCGATCTTCTCTTCGACAAAGACCTCCACCTCGAAGATGCCTGGGCGATCTTCGTAACGGGCGAGCATCTTGTGCCCAACTGCGTACGGGCTGCTGTAGCTGTGTACTCTCTCGTCGCTCATTGTCCTAATTGGAAGCGGAGGCTGGGCTCGAACCAGCGACCTTCCGGTTCAGAGCCGGACGTTCTAGCCAACTGAACTACTCCGCTCCACTCTCCTTTCTTTCGATGTACCAATTCAAATAGAATACCGCTTTTTTCAAGTCCTCGATCTCTTTACCCTTGGCTTGTGCTCGAGCAATGTACTTGACTGCGTTACCAAGCTCGAAACCGAGGTCATGTCGATTTATGAACTCCAGAACGTCGTACCCCTTGTAGTGGGCCGGACCGTCTATCATATCCCCCTTTGGTGTCCTCTTTTTCTCTACGTTGCCTTTCTCGGGCATCCTTCATCCTTTCTGAGAGACCACACGTGCATTCCTTGTAGTTCTTCTTGCAAATGTGGCAGTAGATCATTTGGTACCCCCGGTAGGATTCGAACCTACGACCTCCGGATTAAGAGTCCGGCCTTCTATCCGCTGAATTACGGAGGTACATGCCTTTCTCAACTCTTCCTCCAACTCTCCCTCGTCGCGCTGTCGGTAGAAGTCAACACGATGGACATGACAACTGATTCCGGTTAGTTTTTCCTCGATAGCCTTTTCGTATTTTACTGCCATCGACAGTGCATCTGCACACGATGGTTTCGGTTGATACCAACGCTCCAAGCTGTCTGCGATCGCTATAGGAGACCTACATGTTCTAAAAATGAGATCCGGTTGTAGTTCTCTGATCTCCATGAAAGCTAGCTCAGGTGTTTTCACTCCTCTCGGTTTGTTACATTTGCTGTGAACATACTCGAGCATCGTTCTCCAGATCGCCGTGTTCTTGGTCAAGGTCGCTGCCACCATCTGTGAATCTTCGTAGAACCCTTTCGGGTTGCCAGCATTGCCTGGTACTAGATTATGTCCAAAACAAATGCCGATCTTCTCATGAAGGATCCTAGCAGTGACGCTAGTCCCGCTTCTCGGTGGGCCAACCACGAGTACCAGTTTCGATCTTTGCTCTTCGGTCATAAAGCACGATTGCTGCAGCGGATGAAGCATGCAGCGCACTCTTCTCGAGCGTGATGTAGACATTATAACCCGGCAGTAGTTCTATCTTCCCTTTATTTGGTCCGAAGATGTAACAAACGTCTTCATCGGGATGGATGAAGTTCGTTAGGTTCTGTCCCACCTTACCAAGTGACCTCAGCACTTTTGCAGGTTGGACATTTACATAGTTGATATCACCGAGCACTCTCTTCAGCATTGGGAGATCTGCAACGAACCTTTTGTCCTCCCCTCCTCTTCCTTTGCTCCAGAACCAGTCTCCGTCTTTTTGTAGATCGATTGGGATGTAATAGTGAATGTCGATGCCGAATCCTGTATCCAATATATCGAACATCCAGCGATCGTACGCACGCCAACCGATCTTCACTTCCTCTATGTAGGAAACTAGATAGATCATATTCCCCCTTTCAGTTCAGGGCAGGATCGTTCGTTGTAGTGATCCTTAATAGGCCTCCCACATTCCTTGCATAGCGATTCGCCGGTAATCGGCTCGTCGTCCTCGATCAGTGTGATCCAACCTGGATCATTTGGTGTTATGTCCACCATCTTGGAACCCCCGGTAGGGCTCGAACCTACATCTCCTGGATTAGAAGTCCAGTGCCTTTCCTATTAGACTACGGGGGCTCTGGTGCCCCCAGCAGGATTCGAACCTACATCTCACGGGTTAAAAGCCCGTTGTTCTGCGCAGTTGAACTATGGAGGCGGTGTTACTCTTCCCGTCTCCTACGTTTGAGCTTCTTCACTTCTTCCTCCTCAGGTGTTTCCCAAATGCGAACCATCGGCTTCTCAGGAAACAGTCCTTTGCCACATTGGCAAGTAGGAATCCAAATTAGTTCTCCCTGGAATCCTTTTGAAGATCCAGGCGTGCCACACTTAGGACACTTTGGCCAATCCATCTTTGATCTCTGCCTTGATCAGACGTTCCTTGAGATTCCTTCGTTGGCGCTCCCTGTTGTAATCATCTCCAGCACCACAACAAGGACATGCTCTTTTAGTCCATTTGCGCCCCCATCTCCGTTTCAAATGACTACGATTAATATGCCGTATCATTGGAGCCCCCGGCAGGACTCGAACCCGCATCTGGTCGCTTACAAGGCGTCCGCTCTTCCAATTAAGCTACAGGGGCTAATTGGTATCAACTTCCGTCATGGCGTCCGTCAGCCTGAGAGCTTGTATGATGGCAGGGAATCCTGTAATCAAGAGCCCCATCAAATCCATCCAAGCTTCCACGCCGCCTCCTTGATTCACTTCGTTGTGCTTCCTCTGTAGCAAGTCTGCGTACTCGCCGGGAGACAATGAGATCAACTTGCCTTCCTTTTTGTCGAAAACTTGCATCTTGCCCCTTTCATCGAAAGTCTGCATCCTACTTTCCAAGAACACCCCAGTGGCACGGGGGGAGCCGACAACATCTTTGGGCTCTAACTGCAACAGTGACGATCTCATTCGTATCGTATGAAGCCTCCCCGTGAGATGTCCCACTGGGTATGTCTGTTTGGTGGACCAGGTCGGGGTCGAACCGACATCTGAATGCTTGCAAAGCACCCGCTCTCCCATTAAGCTACCAGCCCACTAATCCGTAATCGACCTCCCACACTCGCTGCACTTCATCGCGTTCGTTATGTACGGAGGTCCGCTTGCGCTCATTGTTTGCCCGGTCACGTCGATCCCTTTTGCTTTTGCTTCCTCGAGAGTCCCCATGAAGTCGCCCAGGAAATCGGCGCTCACGAGCCACCTATTGATCAGAGCAATCCCGCGGGACCACATAGTGTCCTTACGGCAACTCTTGCAGTACATTCTCTTCGTCGCTCTGTTCATGATAGCTGGCTCAGAGGGTGGGACTCGAACCCACGATGACCCGGTTAACAGCCGGACGCTTTAGCCGCTAAGCTACCCCTGATCTCCTCCAACATTAAATCAACCAATTGTTCATCGACGGTGCTCTCCGCAGTCTCATATACCCTCAAGCAAAATCCTCCGCTTCCTACACTGCGGACTACCCGGAAACTCCAAGCACCGAACTTAGCTCCTGTGGATGAACCCCCGCGTCGTTTGCGGAACGTATCTTGTACTTCCTGGACTTGAGCCATCTTTTCCCTTTCCTGATCGCATCGTTGTCCCGAACTTACTCTTCCGCGTTAGAACACGAATCGGTTCGCCCTCTTTCCTGAACTCACGTGGGCCGATTTGCTCGTACCCTTGCGTCATCAACCACCGCTTATAACACTTGAAGGCTTCTTCGTGTGTCGCGTGAAGCTTGACACTCGCTGCGTGATTCAGCATCGCATTTGAAATGTGGTGAGTACCGAAGCATTCCTTCTCTGGCACACCACAGTAAACTTTCTGTGCCATGATACACCTCCAGCAGGAAATTGGTTAACGTCCTGCTGAAAGTGACTTGACACACCTCCTATTCCTTCTTAGTTGGTCCGGCCCCGTGGAATCGAACCACGCTCGACCTACATTATCAGTGTAGCGGTTACGACCAGCTTCCTCGGGCCGGAACGTTCATTATTTCTGCGTGTCCACGAAACGTGAACAGACTAATTTAATGGACAAACCTTATTTACCCCTAAAGTAAAAAGGCCGGACCCCGTAGGACCCGGCCTATGAATTGTGGAAGTATGGACCGAGCCCTACGTAGAGGTATCCCCCTTCGCGGAGGCATTAATGACCACCTGAGTCGTCCTTACAATGCCTTTAGGTCTCATAATTTCCAACTTTCTTTTTGGTTGGGCACCTGGGAATCGAACCCAGCGCACCGGCCTTATAAGAGTCAGTGGATCGACCAGACCTCCGTGCCCAGTCGTATTATGCTTTCGCTGACTCTCATGATAATTCCTCGGCCCCGTTTGTACCCCGGTTCCGACCGTGCCCGGCTCCCATTTGGGTAAGGCTGGGATCAAACCTCGAATATGGTGGCGGAGACTGGATTCGAACCAGCGATCTCCGGGATATGAGCCCAGCGGGGACGGCCTCTCCCCCACTCCGCTACGTGAATAATTGTAGGATCCAGTAGCTAAGCTGTCAAGCCTTTTCTTTCTCTTCTTCGATTATTGTTGGGACTTCTGTGACGAAGCCGGATGCTCCAGGGTGGCCCCCACCACCGTAACGTTTCGCGACCTTTGAGCAGTCGAAATCACTCCGTGATCTCATTCCCCATTGACGAACGCCGTCAGCGCGATCCATGTAGTATGCGGCGAATGAAGCATTTGGATACAGCTTCAGAAGGCGTGTTGCTACTTCGGAAAACAGGATTGTCGCATTGACAACCGGTACTTCATGCCCACCGATTTTCATGATAACAGCCTGTTTGCACATCTCGCTGATCAACGCCTCATGTCCACGCTGGATTGCTGCACCTTCACGCTCCACGATCTCAAAATCCATTTCAATCGTCGTATTGAGGTAATCCCAGTTTTCATAGGACATAGGGTAGGATCGAATGAACGCTCTCACCTGTGCAGACTGTGCCAGTTCAAACCTCCATAGATCGTGTTCACGGATGTACTTGACAAATTTCGGTCGTGGCTCGCCTGGATGGAAGAAGTCCCATGTCAAGCTCGCACCCGATTCGTTCATGTCGAAGTATGCCCAAGGCAGTCCATGCAGCTGAGCTTCAGCAGTCTTGTGATGATCGAGAACGATCAGAGTTTCCACCGCCTTCTCCATCATCTGGAGACCCTCTCTGGGCAGGGAGAAGTCAGTCATCAAAACTTTGGACCCTGGTGGATCCGGTAATGGTGGACACTCCCCTCCATAGTTCACAGGGCGGATGTTTTCTTCTGGCACACCAGCGTTACGTGCGATCCATGCCGCAGTAAACCCATCGTAGCAATTTCCGTGGTAGAGAACGTGGGTGATGCCAGGATTGTCAGGAATTTTCTTATCCATTCAGTCCTCCTAACGAAAGAATACATTAGCACGTTTCCCCGCTTGTCGCAATCTCCCTTTTATATATTGTAGAGGGAGAATGAGACATGGTATATTGCGGCCTGGAGGTAATGATGTCAGAAGAAAAAGACATGTGGATAGAGTACCACCGTCTACAAGATCTAATCAAGATGGAGCGCAATCCCAAACTCCATTCCGAGAAAATCAAGGACTCCTTCGCCAGATTCGGCTTCGTGGATCCTGTATTGATAGATGAGGGCTCTGGTAAGCTCGTAGCCGGTCATGGAAGGCTCGAGAAACTTGAGGAAGAGCGCGACTCCGGTAAGCCGCCCCCAAAGCGTATAAAACTGGATCAGAATGGTGCATGGTGTATTCCGGTCATCCGCGGCGTGACCTTCGAGTCCGAGGAAGATGCAGAGGAGTACGGAGCTACAGCCAATCTATTGACAGTCGAGGGAGGGTTCGACGAGGCTGAGCTTCAGCGCATGGTTGAGGAGTTCGATCATGATATTATCGCCGCTGAAGCTGTACTCGAGGCCGACATTGCGGAAATAGCAAACGAAGTGGAGCGTGAAATTGAGCATCACGACGAAGAAGAGTTCGAAGTGCCAGAGATCAACGAAATCGGTGAACAACAGCCATCGGAACAAAACGAACGGGAACCCACCGACTCACAAGAAGAGCAGGAAGAGGAGAAAGAACCCCACGAAAAGAAGCTCGACGATCAGCAGATCTATGATCAACTCCCTTTTGAGCTTGAAGGTGTCTTCAAACTTTCTGAAGAGGAGTACTGGCTTCCAGAGGATGATGACTTCGCAGATCAGTGCATTGCTGGAGTCAACAAGAAACAAGGTGGTGGATGGATCACGTTCCCCGGTGCCAATTCGATCGGGATTCCTAACCTCCGTCCTGACATGCTCGCCGAGACACTTCCAGACGATATCAAGATCTGGGGCGATCGCCTATCCACTCCAGACGATGGAAAGAGCTTCTACTACTACAACTATGGTGCATGCCCACACCGTGGATTGCCGTTCGATCGTACGATCTTTTCTTTCTTCACGCATGACGCCCACATCGAGACCTGGTGGGCGACTCCAGCGTATCGTGTCGGTCAGATTCTAGTCGCTGGTGTGAAGACGATCGTCGTCCCTGATTTCTCCTTGTGGGATTTCGCTCCGACCGCCGCACATATCTGGTCACTTTATCGCTCTGCCTGGCTTGGGCGTTACTTCCAAGAGGCTGGGCTGAAGGTGATCCCGAGACTTGAGTTCTTCCAGGAAAAGTCACAACAATATTGCTTGATGGGTATTCCTTTCAATCCTCCTATCGTTGCAACACAGTTCCAAACGGAGTTTGATCAGGAGAGGGTGCCAATTATTGAGCGTAATCTGCTTGATGCCCTGGATATTCTCAAGCCGGGACACCTTCTAATCTATGCCGGTAAGAACGGGAGGGAAATGATCGATAGCTTCAACCTTCCCGTACCTACTACTGTATTGAGGACGTCTTCCGAAGTTCGTAAAAAGGAAGCTAGAGTGAAGGAGACGGATCCTCATCTCCTTGAACTCCGCAAGCGTCGGAGAGGAAGAGAGACGAAGCGTGCCACAACGCCAGAGAAATAGTGTTCTACCGACATGTCCTAACTGTGGCAAGCCTGTCGTGAGTGGTAAGGCACGTTGGGCTGATTGCCCACCAACTGATGTCGTACCATACTCGCGTTCCGAACGCCGTATCGTGATAGGACATGTGTATTTTCACGATGATGGTACACTCTGTGACATGTCCATTTTCTCAATAAAGCAACTCCCGAAGCCTGTTTTCCTCCGTCTCGGGGATTCCAAGGTAGATCCAAGGACATGATTTATGGTATACCAGCATCGGAGGCAGGCCCATGGCAGACGCTTGTACTCATATAGCGTTGGGCTTCTGCAGATACGCAGACTTCAAGCCCGGCGACTTGGTTGAATTAACCGTATGGGGGTGGGAAGCGGGTCTTGGTGTTAATTATGCCTACACATTTGGAAAGGTCGTCAAGTTCGAGAATGGAATCTTGACGGTTCTCCGTGAGGGTATGAAGGAGCCTCAGAATTTTCATCCATGCTATTGGATAAAGTCCACGGAGAATGAGATTGAACAATTACGCAAGGAACAATATGCAGAGTTCTGGTTGGATCACTGCCCTGATGCTGCAGATGATCTGGCACTGAACGAGTAGAGGTATCATGGCAACCCAACGCCAGAGAATACAAAAGCAGGGTGAGACACGCAGACAGCGTCCCCAGGCCGGTAGACGCAGGCGTAAGCGTGTTCGCGGAAGAAAGCGATAGTGCGACATGTCTTTCGGAAATCTCGTGAAGAATCACGAGCCTGGGGATTTGGAATGCCCTGGTTGTGAAGAGCAGTTCGGGTATTGCAGCTGTGGAGGTGTGATACACTGTGAATATCAAGAGACCTTCAGGCGTGATCCACTGACAGGTGAGATGAAGCCTGGAGCCCTATTAGTATTGGAGTGTGATCGCTGTGACGAATGCGAAGTCGAGTGAGGTAAGCGATGCGCAGGACCGGGAAGCTCCGGAAGCGGTGGAGAAGATTCCTTTGCCGTATCCACCTCCACAGATGGGAGACAAGGATAATGGGCACCGGAATGCGGATGCGCCTGTTTCGGAAGTGCAAGGAATGCGGGGTGACGGATATCTGGTAGAAGGCAGGCCGGTGTCACCCGACGATGTTACACTACCTCCTCGTTTTGATCTCGCTCCAATCCCGCCGGAGAACAAGGATATCGCGAGACGTCCGCGGAAGTTTACTCACCAAGCCAAGCGTAAGATCCTCGTCGCGCTCAAAATGGGACACACTCCTGAGACCGCAGCAGACCACGGCGGAATCACGAAGAAGACCCTACTGGATTGGTGGGCCCGCGGTCAGATGGCTGGGCCAGACTCCGAAGGTATCGATCTCGAGCTATATGAATTCTCCGAATTGTGTAGACAGGCACGTGCTGGTGGAAAGATGGGGCTCGTCGCTATCTGTTGGCGGCATGCCCGAGAAGATGGAAGGGTGGCAATCCAACTTCTAGAGAAGCTCTTCCCGGAAGATTATGGAAAGCAGACGACACATAAAGTCACCGGGAAAGTAGAACACGAGCACACAGCCAAAAGGGTAGACTACTCTGGATTCACTGATGAGGAATTGGATCAAGCAGAGAGCCTCGCCTTGAAAGCCCAAAGAGAGCGGCTGAAAGAAGAGGCTATCGATGCAGAGATCATTGAATGACGATCCGACCCTCGAAGAGATAAAAGAGCTAGGACCTCTTCCAAAGAAACCCAGAGCCCGCAGAAAGCGGGAAATCACCGATACAAAAGTTGAGGCCTTTGATCGTATCCTAGATCTGGACTCCATACGTGCGGAAAAGTCTTCTCGCCATCTCATTACGTTTATCGAGAATGCTTGGCATGTCATAGAGCCGGAGAATCCGTTCGTCAGCAACTGGCATATAGGCTATATCTGCGAGGCTTTGGAAGCTCTCGCTGTAGGCCAGATCAAAGACCTATTGATCAACGTTCCTCCGCGGCATACCAAGTCCATGGTATCAACAGTCATGTTCCAACCGTGGGTCTGGACGAAGTGGCCACACCTCAGATGGATCTACTCTTCTTATTCCGCAACCCTTTCGCTCAAGCACTCCGGGTATGCAAAGAAGGTGATGCAGTCTAGGTGGTACAGAAGACACTTTGGGCACATGTACACGATCACCTCTGAGGCTATCAAGGAAATCGAAAACGACAAGATGGGATACCGCCTCACGACATCCGTTGGTGGTATGGCGACCGGTCGTGGTGGTGACATCATCGTAGTGGACGACCCACACAACGTTCGTGAAGCCCACTCGGAGATCAAAAGGGAGGGCGTACTCATTTGGTGGGATCAAGTAATGTCGACCCGTGCCGAGGGTGATCCTAGGAATCTTCGCCGGATGATCATTATGCAGCGTGTTCATGATCGTGATCTATCTGGACATGTGCTTGAACAAGGAGGATGGACGCATCTTTGTCTTCCAATGGAGTTCGTGAAGAAGAGTCGATGCATCGTCCCGGATCTCGGTTTGACTGATCCTCGTGAGAAGGATGGAGAGCTTCTCAATCCAAAGCGTTTCGATCAAGAGTGGGTCGATAAACAGAAAGGCGCGAACGTATCCGGCAAGAACCCCAAGCTCAATCGCAAGATGGATTCCTGGTCCTACGCAGGACAGTTCCAACAAGATCCCGTACCCCTTGAGGGTGGTATGGCGAAGAGAAAGTGGTTCGAGGATGCATTCTACAAAGACGATCCGATGGAGATCTATGAGAGAGCATACAAGATCTTCACGTCATGGGATATGAGCTTCAAGGATGAGGAAGAAGCCAGTACCGATACCTCTTATGTCGTCGGCACAGTGTGGGCACAGATTGGTTTGTATCTCTATCTCATTCATATGTTCCGTGCGCAAATTGGTTTCAACGACACGCTCAAGGCTTTCATCAAGGTCCACCAAGATTTCCCGAAGGCGCAAGAGAAGCTCGTAGAGGATCGCGCCAATGGTACCGCAATTATGGCGACGATGCGCAAGAAAGTCGCTGGTATCATCGCGGTCGACACAGGGAACGAACCGAAGACTGCTCGCTATGGCTCTGTTCTCTGGTTGATCGAAGCTGGTAATGTACGTCTTCCTGATCCAGAGATGTATTCTTGGGTCGAACTTGTTTTGGATGAAGCTTGTAGATTCCCGAAAGCATCTAGAGATGATATAGTTGACTCCATGACGCATGCACTGATACGCTATGCTGCATTCCAAATAGATCCTGATGCTTTCCCGACTGGTGTCGGCTTCGAGAATAGATTCCAACACGAGACTGGATGGTCTCCTGAAGATAGCTATACTACCCGAAAAGATGTCATGGGTAGTTGGGGGGTCCGCCGTAGGTAGAACAGGTTTGTATGAAACACAAGAGGAAAAGACCGAAAGCCCGCCGCGCCGGTTGCCTTATGTGTAAGCCTCACAAACTTACCGGAGAGAAGAAAGTGAAGGAGCTTCCCCAATCTGAACTCCCCCCACGTCACCGTTCCAAGAAGAAAACACGGAAATGGTGTAAAGGGAAAGTGGGAATTTCCCACGAGCCTGCGTGGGTTCCTAGCGAAAGCTATGGTTGGCTCTCCGTAATGCGCCCGAATTACGAATACGAACATCAGGTTTACAAATGCCGGAACTGTGGTAAGATCCTAGATTGGCGGACGCTTCACAAGGTCTGCGGAAAGGTCCACAACAGCTGGCATGGCTGCGAAGAAGGAAAAGAGACGTAAGGGGAGCAAAGTAAACCGTTCCCAAAATGGGAACGTTTGCACCCATAGTGGGCATAATGAGTACTACATTTGCTCACGTTGCGGACAGTGCTATCCTTGTTGCCATCAGATAATCATTCACCGCCAGGAGAAAGCCGGTGTGTCGTGCTGGTGGAAGTGTCGAGATGGCTTTGAGAAACCGGCCTACCTTGATCATGGGCAGTTCAAGCCTCTCTCTCACAAGCTCTCCTCGAAAGGGATACCATGGGAAAACTTCGTATAGGAATCGTTGGGTCCAGAAATTTCGGTGACCTCTCCCGAGTCTCGAGTCTCGTAGAAGCTCTGCATGAGGCCTACGGCGATGGGATTGTCATTGTCTCTGGTGGAGCCCGTGGTGTTGACAAGACTGCAGTCGACACCGCTAAACGCTTGAAAATAGAGTACAAAGAGCACCTACCCGATCCAAATGTCAAGCCATTTGTCAAGGCTGCGAATGATCGAAACACGAAGATCGTCGAGGATTCGGACAAGATTTACGCCTTCTGGTCCGTAAATAAAGAATCCACTGGCACCGTTGACACCATGTATAAAGCATTGATGGCTGGGAAGTTAGAGATTGTCTACACCCCGAAAGGCGTCCTCAGAAATACCTATAATCAGCAGAATCAGTAGCATAGGGGTTAACTCCATATTTTTTGCGTATTTCTGGAAATAGCATCTTGACAAACGTGGTAGTTTTCCTACATTCTACCGTGGGGAGAACACCACATGCCAAGCACTACTCCTATTTTGAAGTCGGCCAGGGAATACCTGGATCCTAAAGACTACGAGACCTACCTAGAAAAGCAATCCGAGTTCATGCGCGACCTCGGTACTGGCTACGATATGAGCCAGGTCGCCAAGCGAATACCTCGTGCTGCTCATTTCAGGGATGTTGGTGCTCCTGGTCTTAGAATCTATTCAGGGTTTCTCGAGGAGGAATTCCTTCCTGAACTCCGCGGGCATCTTGCTGCGCGTGTCTATCAAGAGATGCGTGACAATGATCCGACTGTCGGCGCGATGCTCTACGTTATGGAGCACCTTATTGGTAACGCGACCTTGAATGTGCTAACCGATGATACCTCTCCGCAGGGCGAGAAGGCGCGCATGCTGGTTGAAACCTCTATCAACGACATGATCCACCCATGGAACCATGTCTTCTCTGAGATCCTCACGTTTCTGCCGTTCGGTTATTCGTACATGGAGGTGACGCTGAAGCATCGTAGGGGTCACCACAGAGATCCGAATAAGGATTCTCAATACAACGATGGTTTGATCGGTTGGAGCAAGATGGCGCTCCGCGGCCAAGATACTACGTATCGGTGGCACATGGACGAGACCATGAATGTAGTTGCTCTTGAGCAACTGCCGCCACCGCATTTCATAAATACCCTGGTACCAAGGGAGAAAGCTCTTCACTTCACGATCCGTCCGTACAAGTCGAATCCTGAAGGGCGCTCCATCCTACGCAATGCATACAGACCTTGGTTCTTCATGAAAAGGATCGAAGAGATCGAAGCCATCGCCGTTGAGCGTGAACTCAATGGTATGCCTGTATTGCAGCCTCCTGAGGGATATAACCTATGGAACACGAAAGATCCAGTTGCTCAAACCCTGTTGACCCGCGCAGAGGAACTGGTGAGGAACATTCGACAGGATATGCATCAAGGTGTCGTGCTCCCATTCGGATGGACATTGACTCTTCTGAGTGCGACCGGCCAAAGATCTCTCGACACATCGATCATCATCAACCGTTACGCACAGCGCATCGCTACTGTAGCTCTTGCGGATATGCTTCTTATTGGGCAGGAACGTGTTGGTTCGTTTGCTCTCGTTGCGGCGAAAGTGAGTTTGTTCAGCAAGGCACTTAGATCCGTGGCAAATGTTATCGAAGGTGAATTCAATCGACACGCCATTCCTAGACTGCTCCGAATGAATGGGATGCGTACAGAGAAGACGCCGTACATTAGATTCGGTCCGATCGATACTCCAGATCTCAAGTCACTCGCAGAATATGTGAACAAGCTCGTTGGGAACAATGTATTGACTCCCGACCAGAACCTCGAGAGACACATGAGGGAGATTGCATCATTTCCAATACGAATCGATCCTAGAGAGACATTACCAGCGATTGGTGACGTGATGGATCCTTCAGACGATGATGATCCACATGATCAGCCAAATGTCGGTGCCCGTCCGGGACCGGCGGAGGACGCTTTCTCTGATCAGCCGAAGAAAAAGCCGGGGGAGGAACAACAAGCATTCCCACCTGAGGGAGGGGAGACAGCATAATGTCTGAATTCCACTCGGCGTTTCACCAGAAAGCAAAGGAACTCATTCCGGAGTTCTTGTACGAGCAGATCAAGTCTGCCGCCATCCCTATGTCGGGGGCACAGGCCAGATGGAAGATGTCTGGCCCGTCTATCTTCGAGAAGATCGCGATCCCTCAGCTTAGGCCGGAACGCTTGAAGAACCTAAAGGATAAGGAACTCAAAACAATTCTTTCTCGGCTCAATAGGATATTTGTGACTGCGAAGCGGACGAAAGAAGACACATCAGCCTTCCTTAAGGCTAGCAATTGGGTGGTACAAGAGATGCGTGAACGAAAACTTTCTATCGATACGAAGCTGGCTGTTATCCAGGAGTACATCGGGAAGACTGACGACGAAGTCGAGAAGACACTCCAGGGTGAAATTATGCGCGATGCTCCAATGAGCGATCGAGGCTACACTGTAGAAGAGACGCTTCAGATGGTTTCGGAGAATGGTAAGTTCACCTTGGAACAGGCGAACTATATCGATCGCGCTCCGGATGGCCACACTACTTGCTCCGGTTGCCGTTTCTTCATGCGCTCCATGGGTGAGGCGGGGACATGTCAAGTCGTGGACGGCGATCCCATTTACTGGTTTGCCAAGTGCGATCTCAACATCTGCGCGAAGTATCTATCTGAGTTCAGGTTCCGTCTTGCGCAGGAGCTTATCCATTCTGAATTGATGGACCAAGCTCTCGGTCTACACAAAGCATCCGAGATGGGAAATGATGATGACGAAAATACTGATCCTAAAAAGCCAGTGATGGAACTCGTCAAGGCCAAGATCCGCAAGCGTATTCGTCCTACTGCTAGTGGAAAATGGGAAGTAACTGATGATTCTGGGCAGAAAGTTCTTGGAACACACGACAAGCGTTCCGATGCGATTCGCCAACTCGCTGCTATCGAGTCCTCGAAGCTCAAACGGCAAGGTGAGGAAACTGTGAAGCAGAAAGTGAAAGCCAAGCTGGAGCGTGAAACCAACAAACTTGACAAGAAATGTGGGGGAAAGGTGGATAAAGGACAGCCCACACTTGGGCAGGTTCACCAACCAGGTAGTGGGAAGGACGAGGATGAGGAAGACGACGAAATAAAGAAAGAAGATGTCTGGTTCAACGTCCCAATCGCGAAAATCGACAAGAAAAAGCAAAAAATTTACGGAATCGTTCTCGAGCCAGAAGAGACCGACACTCAAGATGATACGGTGAGTGCAGAAGAGATCGAAAAAGCTGCGGAGAGCTTCATGCTCCGTTCTCGCCGGATTGGTCTGCGTCATCGTAAAGTCGCGGAAGGTGTTGAGTTGACAGATAGTTACGTGACACAAGGGCGTACCAAGCTCGGTCCAAAAAGCTTGAAGGTCGGCACCTGGATCATTGGGGTGAAGGTGAAAGATCCTGCACTCTGGGCCGGAGTTGAACGTGGTGAGTACAACGGATTCAGCGTTGGAGGGCACGGAACTCGCAGAAAAAATGCCTGATCTGGGAAAATCCTCTTGACAAAACCTACGCAAATTTTGCATCATCCAGATGATGCTGGGTAAGCCTATCGACGCTCCTCAAAAGTAAGCGTCGACATCGCGCTTCAACCCTACCCTACTTGCCTCACCCGCAAGGGTCTCGCAAGGGTCGCGTTGAGCAATCCAGAACAAGTGATTGCCATGACTACGCGGCTTAACGAGCGAGCAAAATACAGACTAGCAGACATTGATGCGCGAGAGGTGTCCCTAGTCCCCAAAGCCGCAAACAAGCAACGATTTCTACTCATGAAAATGGAGGATCCAATGTCGGATCTCAACGACACCCAGCAATTTGAGGAAGAGATCCTGAAAGCCGACTTGGAGGAAGCATTGACTACCGAAGTTGAGAACGAAGACACCATTCTTGAAGGTATGGTGGAGAAAGAGAACCTCTCTAGTCGTGCCTGGAACGCCCTAAAGGGCACCCTCCGACTTTTCAAGGCTTTCGGAGATGAAATACCCGAAGACGTCATCGAGAAGATTGCACCACAGTCCAAATACGTCTACGAGTATGGTGATGTAAAGATCACCAAGGAAGAAGTTGACGCGTACCTGGAGGCGACCGAAACTGCGGAATGCAACGTAGATAAGGCGGAAAAACCAACGAAGTCTGAGGGCGGTAGAAATTTCTTTGCCTCCGACTACGCGTACGTACCGGACCCTCAGAAACCATCAACTTGGAAGCTACGTCTCACCAACACTCCTGGTGGAGCCCCAGATCCCAGAATCGTCGGAGCAGCTGTTGCTGCACTCGGCAAAGGATTCCGCGGACAAAAAGTCCAGCTTCCTGCGGCTGATCGCGGGAGGGTAAGAGCTAGAGTTCGCGCTGCGTGGTTGAAGGCCAACCCAGAAAAGTCTCGTGAAGACCTTCCAAACATTCTCAAATCGGACACGGAGGAAAAACCCATGGCTGATGAAAAGACTGCTCTAGAAGAGGAAGTCCAAAAGGGCGAACTCGAGGAAGAGCAGACACCGAAGTCCGAGGAAGTAGAGAAGGCCAAAGTTTCGAAGCAACCTCCTATGCCCTCTGAAGAGGAAGAAGAGGAGGAGGAAGAGAAGATGAAGAAGGCGAAGATGAAGAAGGCCGACGAAGCTTCCGAGGAAGTAACCATCTCCAAGGCTGATTACGAGAAGCAGCAAAAGGAAATCGCTGCTATTCGTAAGGAGCAAGCGGAGACCAAAGCAGAACTCGAGGCAGAGCGTAAAGCTCGTGCCAACGAGAAGGCGATCGCCAAGGCCGCAGAGGACTATCCGAATCTTCCTGTGAAGTCGGATGAACTCGGTCCTATGGTCCAGGCGGTTCATGAAGCTCTCACGAAGGAGCAAGCGGAGACCTTTGAGCGGATCTTGAAGGCTGCTGACGAAGCCATTGCGGCAACGAAGGCTTTCGAGGACGCGAAGGGCGGATCGTTCCAACTTTCTGAAGCTGGATCTGCATACGCTCGTATCAAGGAGATCGCGAAGTCCATCGTCGAGAAGAGTGAAAACGGCATGACGGAAGCGCAAGCGTTCGTCAGAGCTACCGAAGAGAATCCGCGACTCTATGACGAGTACCTAGCGGAAACCAGGGGGTAACTAAACATGGCTACCGAACTTCATGGTTTCAAGATCACTAGGGTTGCTGGAGAGGATCTTTCGGACAACCAGTATCGCTTCGTGAAAATCGACCCTGCCAACCCCAATGAGGTCATCAAGGTGACCGCAAATACGGATGAGCCTGTTGGAGTCCAGCAAGGTGATCCCGAGGAAGGGGAAGAGGTTGAGATCGTTGTATACGGTATCACCAAGCTTGTCGCCGACAGTGGTATCAGCTACGGCGACGAACTCGGAACCTCTGCAGATGGTGAGGGAGACACGATTGTTTCTGGTATGGACGTGACGCAGTTCAAGCTTGGAAAAGCTATGGAAGATGCGTCCGGTGCTGGAACGATCTTCTCGGCGTTGATCGATTGCGCAGCGCCTTCCAGGGCTGCATAAGGAGGATTGACCAATGCCACAACCTACACTCAATCAAGTTCACGTAGACGCGATCCTCACCCAGGTCTCCGTTGCGTACATCCAGGAACAGGATGCCTTTTGTGCTACGAAGGTATTTCCGATCATTCCTGTAGACAAGAAGAGCGACCTCTACTATGTCTATGACAAGAATGATTGGTTCCGCGATGAGGCGAAACGGCGAGCACCGGCTACCGAGTCGGAGGGGTCTGGATATAACGTCGGAACCGACAACTACAACTGCGACGTCTGGGCCATCCACAAGGATGTGGACAACCAGACTGCGTCCAATACGGACGTACCTCTCAATCCGTTCCGTGATGCCACTCGGTTCGTGACGCAGAAGATGCTTCTCCGTCAAGAGAATCAGTGGGCGGCTGACTTCTTCACTATCGGTGTTTGGGATAGCGATATCACTCTCACCGATTCCTGGGACGACTATGCGTCCTCCGATCCTATCGACGATGTCGAAGAAGGAAAGGAGACCATTCTTGGTACGACCGGCCACAAGCCTAACACGCTTGTTATGGGCTACCAGGTGTTCCGGAAGCTGAAGAACCATCCGGACATCATCGACCGGATCAAGTACACGCAGTTCCGTGTCGTTGCTGAAGATCTTCTCGCCACCCTGTTTGGTGTAGAGCGGATCATGGTGTGTCGTGCAATTCAGGCGACCAATGCTGAGGGTGAGGCCGAAGCTTACGATTTCATCCAAGGAAAGCAGGCGTTGCTCATGTACGTTGCCAGCGCACCTGGGCTCTATGAGCCTTCCGCTGGATACACCTTCGCTTGGCGTGGAGTCAGCCAAGGTCTCGGAGAAGCCATCGGAATCACTCGTATCCCAATGCGCCTCAAGAAGGCGGAGCGGGTCGAGGCCGAGAAGGCGTGGGACAACAAGGTTGTCGCGCCTGACATGGGCTACTTCTGGACTAACGCTGTTTCCTAAAGCAGCGTAACCGTTAACTGAGTTGGTGGGCCCTACGGGGTCCACCAGCAACTCAGAGAAAGGAATCTGAGATGTTGCACCAAGTTCTGAAGAAGTTTAAGGCAGAAGGACGCATGCTCGAAAGAGGGGAGATAGTTGAGACGTCTCACTGGAAGAATGAGCGCCTCCTCTTGGAGCACCGATTCATCGGTAAGCCTTCTGCGCCCGAGAAGGACAAGGAGCAAGTGAAGTCCGGTAACCGCATCGTGAAGAACGAGCGTGAACCGCTACCTACTTCTCGGGAAGTTTCTAAGCTGTCGGTGTCACCGAAACCTCCTGTTCTCTCCGAGAGACCTGGAGGGAAGGATGTAGGGGATGTCCCTGCAGTCGGAAGGGTGCCGGTGGCTAAAAAGGGGTAATGTGAAATGGGAATTCAGCAACTAACTCGAGCAAGAGCACGTGTGATGGATGGGCTTCTTCCGTCTATCAAGAGAATTCGCATCAATGCTGCACCCGATGGTAACATTCAAAATACAGGATTCACTCTTCCCTCCAAAGCAGTCGTTCTCGATGTCTTCCTGGATGTTCGCGTAGCTGAAGTTGCAGGAGCCGCGAAGACGCTCGACGTTGGACGCACGAGTGATCCGAATGGGTACATGGCAGCAGTTGATGTTTCAACGACAGGTCTGAAGAAGGCCACACTCGACAATGCTGGGCAGACAAGAGGTGATCTGCTCGTGGTGGATGAAGACGGAGCAGGTACTCTGGTTCCTGAAGCCGATGTCGATGGTGGTGGAGAGACCATCCAGTACCAGGCCGGATCGCTTGGCGACTGGGTCCAGTTCCGCGGGGATATCTACATCCTCTACGCGAACCTAGTCTAAAACAATGCTTTCCGGGGGAAGGGCGTGAGTGTATGCACCTCTGCATAGGGGCTCTTCCCCCAGAGCCTTGAGGTGTTGAAATGAAGCGTATAGCTTTCGCACTCGCGCTCGTATTGTGTCTGGCAATTCCAGCCGCTACACAAACGGGTGGCAAGCGGGCAGATATTTTCGAGAACTACGACCTCGACTCCGTTGCATACGTCTACTGCGATCCTGTTACGTACGCGACCAATCCTCCCGAGGGCATGGATCAGTGCTCCACCGGAACCGCAGCTGAAGATGGATGGGTTGATGCGCGTACTGAAGACTTCAAAGGGATCGCTATGCATGTCGATGCGATGGCACTAGCAGCCGGAACCATCGATATCTCTATTTACGCCAGAGTCAAGGTAGGGACTTCTCCCATTCAACTCGGTTTGACAAACTCCTTCGCAGCTGTCGGCACGCACTACGTAGTCATCCCTGAAGCCCTCAGACAGATCCGTGTGGGTATCAGGATCAATGGTGCGGACGATGGCGATGCGGCGGATGAAGACATCTCCATCTACTACTACGGTTCGCGGAGACTGAGATAATGAAACGCACATTCCTATTCTTTGTCGTGTTCTTGGCTATCGCCGGGATGGCATCTGCACAGAGTAGCAGACAAGGCGGAGGTCTGTCGTCTAAGGCGATTATGGCACTCGAGAACTGCTTTGACGCCTACGACAACTTCGTCTGTGGTGGTGGTGGTGGGCCTATCCCTGCTGATAATGTGACCGGTACTGGTGTGTCTCCGTATCTTGTTCGTTGGAGTGGTGCTCATACTCAGGACTCGAGCGCGCTTCAAGACACGCTCACCAATCTGATCATTCCTTATGACTATCAGGTTGATTTTGGTACCGGTGCCAACATTACTACGCTTATCCACCGCACGTTCGGTGGTGCTGCAGATCGTTTCGAGATCGATGCACAAAACAACAACGCCGGTATTGCGATGTTCGTTGGTGGTCCTTGGAGTGTCATCTACGATTATGGTGGAGCCAACAAGCCATACATCAATATGAATGCTCTTGTGCTAGCCGGTACGTCTGGCCCTCAGTTCAATATTATCGGTCAGGGTACTGAAAGTGCGATGGACAGTGCAGATGATCGACGGTACCACCTTAACATTGAACCCGCTTCCGGAGCACATACTGCAGGAATCAAATATGGTGCGTTTTGGGGATCTATCACTCCATCTGCCGCAACTGAGATCCACACACAGCTTGGTAGCGGATGGGATCACGATTGGAACAAGGGTGATGCAGCTGGAGCGAACAATACGTACCTGGATTTTGCTGCTCCGTCTGGGAACAATACTGTAACGATCCCTGCGGCCACTGGTACGATTATGCTCTCTGCTGGTGGAACCACAAACTACATGACCAAGTTCACAGGAGCAACTACAATCGGTGACTCTATGATCACCGATGATGGTGTAAATGGTGTACGGTTCCCTAACGACTACAAGCTATTGTTTTCTAGTTGGCCAGGAGGCGGAGGGATCTACGAAGTCTATTTCGATTCCGGGACTGGAACGGTTCATAGACGGCACCGCCTCGATGTGATTGACACGTTGATTAACAACGGCTCCTACCAAGAATGGACGGTTGGTGCGGCAGGATTGAATTCTGGTGATTACAATGTCAGGTATAGAAGCAATGTACCTGCACCAGGGATTCCAGATACTGGCTGGTTTATGTACGACGCCTACGCCCGCGATATGAACGGGACCACACGAACACTTGTGGACTTTTTCAGACTTTCGCCTACGTTTACAGCAAATACAGGAACGGGCAACGTTGCGAATGGCTTCAAGTTCTCGAACATCACACCAGGAGCCAACGCGACCCACAACGCGATCAACTTCGGGACTGGTTGGGACAATGAGATTCGCTACGAGACTGCGACGTTCACGACTGATATTGGATTCAATACTCCTACCGCCAATCGGACTATCGCTGTACCTGACGTGTCTGGGACGTTTGGAGTTGTGACGTCGACAGCAACTAGACATGTGTACCAGGGAAGCACAACCGGCGAGCTAGTTGACTCCGAGATTGCAGAGGCGGCAGTGCCAGCAGCGGCATCAGGAGGGGATGTACTTTCCATCGCACCAACGCTTAATGACCCTGGTGCGGGGAATACAATCAACCTCTTCAATTTCAATCCGGACATTACGGCATTGTCTAGTGGAAAGACCAACTACATCAACATGAACTTTGGTGATGCGGACGATTCCTCCGAGGTTGTCTACGGTATAAACTTTCATCAGACCTCCAACGATATCGGAGAGATCCGCCACATCCATGCTGATGCCCCATACGGTATGAGACTTGGGGCTGATGTAAGTTTCAATTTCGTGATAGATGATGATGCAACCGCCGATGAGTGGTGGTTCCAGTTGTTCACACCAGCTGCCAACGGTAGCTATATGGGTGCTGGGAACATAACAACTATCGCGATGGCTCCAGGTGATGTGCAAAAGCTATTCAATATGCAAGTGGCTCAGGGGGCGCACACTGGCGGAGAATGGACCTGGCTCTATCTCGATTCGTTCACCGCACCAAATGCAAATGCCGACGAGTGGGGTATCTACTTCGGGCGTTACATGGATGCAGGTCTAGCATTTGAGGGGAGCGTCGGCGATGCGTGGGAGACTACAGTTCATGTCGTCAATCCTACTGCTGACAGAACAATCCTTTTTCCAAACGCTAGCGGTACAGTCGTACTTGAATCCGGCTTGACAGCAAACAAGATCCCTTATTGGGATGGAACAAAGCTGGTGGACTCCAACATCTGGGACTGGGGAACTGATATCGAGTACGGGACCACAGGAGGCGGGCTTGTTCATTGGTTCTACCTAGATAGTTACCCAACCGGCATCTTTAAGATACTGGAAGAGAACAACCAGGAGCGGTTTCGTGTGCATGCCACATTTGGAGCGGCTGGAACTAGCTCCAATGACATAGTTCACCTAGGCAATCCTGCAGTGATGGATGGTAACGATGTCAAGAATATGTATTCCTCCAGTATCACAAACGCCGCACACACAGGAGCCAATAACTGGTTGAATGCTTTTCGTGTACAACTCTCTGCTAACAGTGCCAATGCGACGGAATCGTTGCTGTCGATGAGGAATACGTTCGATCACCTGCTGGAGGTCAATACGGACGCGACTTCCGGTCAGGGAAACCAGTTCTTCATTGACGTGCCGTCCCCATCGGGCACAAACACTGTTACCTTTCCAGACGCAACAGGGACGGTTGCGCTGGTTAGCGCAGGATCCGGAACTACAAACGTCATCCCAAGGTTTGCTTCACCGAATATCGTAGACGGATCTATGAGTGATAACGGGGCTGGAACCATCACTAGAGCAGGTACGCTTCAGTTCGCCGTGAACGGTGGAAACCTATTGCTCACTGCGAACGGAGCCGGAGACGACATTGTCGCATCATCCGATAACGGTTACTTCCAGTTCGCAAGTGCGCGCAGATTCAACATCTCGACACATCAATTGAACGCGGGGACACTTACCGAAACTCCGATGCAATCCCCAACCGGTTCGTGGAGAAACGTCGCCTGCATTACCGGACCTTGTGATTTGTCGATTGCGGAAAGCGCCGGAGACATGCCTGGTGTATGGTTCTACGTACACAACCAGGGTTCCGTCGATATCACTGTGAACGATATCGCAGGACAACAAGAGGTACCTGGATCCGCGTTCACCTTTACGCCCGGGTCCACTATTGGATTCGTTTACCAGACAACCCCAACAGCACAGTGGGTCATGTCTAGCTATTTCGATCCAGGTGCAAGTAGTGTACCGCTTTCTGGTTCCAGCCTTACCTCCGACGCTATACCGAAGTGGGACGGTAGTGAGATGGCGGACTCACAGATCACTGATGATGGTGCTGATATTACACTCGGTGCGTCCGGTGATATCCAGATTCCAAGTGAGGTTGAACTCCACTTCGGGTACGACGCAACAACGGATGGATACATTAAGCTCCGTGACTTCGGAGATCCGAACCAGAGGCTAGAGACCTATACACCGTATCTAGGGTCGATCGTCTTCGCTCCATCAACCGGTCCAATACGTTGGGCAAGGTTGACAACTCAGGATCCTAACTTCGAGATGGGATCAGAGGTTGCGGCGGGCAACTCCGGCTACAGCTTCCTGATGGAGCAGACGAACGAGACTGCGATGGACAGCGCCGGAGATCAACGTGAGTTCTTTAAGGTCAACTTCCCGTCTGCCGCTCACACCGCTGGGAACAAGTTTGGTGTGCAGTGGTCCGGTATCTCTCCATCCTCTGCAAACGAGGTTTTGCACGTGATGGGTACTGGATGGGATCACACGTTCTTGTGGGGAAACACAACGACTGGTACCTATCTTGATTTTGCTTCTCCATCTGGAGTGAATACGGTGACTATCCCGGCAGCTACCGGAACGGTCGCTCTCCAAAGCGGGGCTTACTTGGATCTAGAGCACCAAAGCGGTGCTATAGCCAGTCCTGGTGGAAGCGATATCAGGTTGTATTTCTCCGATGTGTCAGATCGTGGTGCCGGTGGCCCCGGCAACGACTGTGCATTGATTGCGGAGCTAGCAAACGGAACCGAGGTTGTAATCAGCATCCTACGCACAGATAGTGCCTGTGATGCACCATAAGAGGGCTTAGAGATGACTTTCTCGTACAAGCTTGCTGAGGGTCTCCCAGGAGATCGAGACAAGGTACGTTTCCTCTCCGGCGATACCAATAAGGATGACCACGTACTCGAGGACGAAGAAATTGACTTCATCCTGACGCAGGAACCTAATATCTGGTTTGCCGCAGCTATGGCTGTCAATCAGATGGTTCTCAAGCTGCAAGCTGGTATTTGGGAGGAACAGAAAGTTGGTGAGACACGTCTACGTGCTCGCAGGATCTCTGATCTCAAGGTCAAGGAAGATCAGCTTCGAGCACGTGGTGCGATGCATCAGCAACCTTCTATTGGAGGTGTGTACAAAAGCGAGCGGGATGCCCTGTTGTCGAATTCCAATATCCTACGTGGAGATTTCTTTCGTGGGATGCACGACTACCCGGGTACTACTCGTCGTAGTAGACCTGCGGTCGACTTCACGGTGATTTAAATGTCGATTATAGGCACTCCGCTCAAGAAGTTCTTTATATGGACGGTGACGATTGAGCCGTTCATCTCTGAAGACTATAGCGGGAGTCCGACATACGGAGATCCGGTGGAGTACAAAGCAAAGATCGAGAGGCAGGAGAGAATAACACGTACTTTGGATCAACACACGATTAGATCACGTAGATTGATCTATCTGTACACGACATATACGGGGATAACGACGAAGGATAGGTTGACGTTGCCTGCTGGTTTCGAACCACTGCAACCAAAGATTCTGGATGTAAGGATCACACACGATCATCAAGGGGTTCATCACATCGTATTGGAGACGTAGATGCCTGGAATGTTTACAGGACCTCCGGCAAGAGGCATCGGAGGTGCAGGAGGACCGAGGGGTAAAGGAATTCCCCGCGTAAAGATTGAGGTCATTCCTGCTAGTCTTCGCCAAGTGATGAAACAGATGCAGAGGGTTAGCGATGCGGGTGTTGAAGCCGCACTAAAAGCAACTGAAGAAGAAGTGAAAATGATCTTGGACGATGCAAAGGCGAATACACCTATCGATAGGGGACACCTCGTCACTTCCGGTAGGATGTTCAAACCTCGTATCAATAAGAAGCAGGGTACGGCATCTTTCCAGGTCGTGTTCGGAGGTATCACTGTATCGGCTGAAGGAGGAAGCAGGTTTGTTGACTACGCGGTGATTGTTCACGAGACGCATCCTACTAAGAGCCAGTTCCTGGAGAATGCCGCCGCAAAGAGGGTTCCGGGTATGGCGGATAGGATAGCAAAGAAGGTCAAAGCTGCGGTTTATGGAGCAATCTAATGGCTACGGTTACTGATGATCTGCACACGTATCTGTCGGCACAGTTTCCTGCCGAAACGATTCGTACTGGGTTCCTACCTACAGATCCAGATCAGGTGATCGGAATCATAGAGAGACCTGGTGGCGAGCCGCCTGCTGAAACGTTCGTTGGTAGGGGCAGAGGTCCAACGCTTCATATGGAGCTTCCGAACATTCAGATAATAGTGAGGACTCCTAAGGATCAGTACAAAGCATCCAGAGATCTTGCTGACCTAGTTTTTCATGCCGTACACAACCTGGTCGGTATTACGATTTCCGGAACACGTTACGCAGTAATAGAAGCTACTCAGTCGCCCTACAACATCGGGATCGATGAACAAGGGCGTTGGTTGATCGGATTCGGACTTAGATGCTGGAAGAGGCCAAACTAATGAACATACCAACAATGCAGATAATCCGAAAGCTCCTTATAAAGGCTATCGGCATAATCGATGCCGAAATCCAGAAGGAGAAAGGCGGACCCGGTACTTGTCCCCACACGGACATTACCGAGTTGCTCACAATGCGAATGGGAAAGAAAACCTTAATCTGCAATACGTGCGGTGAGCAATTTACAGAAGAGGTGGAGTATGAAAACCCACAAACTATGGGAAGGCGACGACCAGGAAATGGAGATCCTGGAAGAACCCAAACCGGAGCCCAAGGTAGCTAAGTTTGAGGTCGTGAAGCCGTTCACCAACGGGAAGCAGAAGGTCCTCCCCGGAGATGACGTACCAAGCGATCTCAGTGAAGTTGCCAAGGCGTCTCTACTAAGAAAAGGAGTGCTCAGAGCACTCGAGGAGTAAGGCACAATGAGTCAGATTCTCAACCCTGTGTTCCTTCACGGAAAAGAGACTGAGGTTGTGCTCTGTGAGCACGACATCACCTGCTTCGTGAACAACATCGATCTTACGCAGGATATCGACCTCCCCGAGGTTACGACATACTGCAACGACACTCGAGCCTACATCAATGGTCTTCGGAATGCTACCGGATCTATTTCCGGTTTCATCGATGATGACTACGATGAAGGCATCGATGCGATTCTGCAGGCGACCTTCAATACGCCGACTGCATCCATCTGGACCGACTTTCCAAATGGTGCGGCTATTGGGAACATCGCATATCTTTTCCGTGCGCTGATCAATAGCTACAACACCACTCAGCCGGTGGATGGTGTACAGGCGTGGACTGCGGATCTTCAACTTTCCGGCGACCTATCTCGTGGTGTTTCGCTTCACGCGATTGCCGCTGAGTCTGCAACCGGATCTGGAGCCAGCGTCGACATGACCAATTTCTACGGTGGGGCTGCTACAACCACTCAAGGTCTCGTCGCTCACCTCCACGTCATCCTAGCATCTGGAACCACTCCTACGCTCGACGTGGTAATCGAGGATAGCCCAGATGACATGGTGTGGACTCCTGTTACCGGAATGACCTTCGCTCAGGCCACCGCGCCTACTTGCGAACGTCTCGAAACGGCGAATGGATCCGATACCATCGATCAGTATCTGCATGCTGATTGGACTATCGCTGGAACCACTCCATCCTTCACCTTCACTGTAGCAGTTGCGGTGAAGCCGTAAGTTGGAGTAGAATCTAAAACCGGAGGCCCGCGGTGCTACTCGGTGCCGCGGGCACCGGCCTCACGGTTGGTTGTCATGACCGGCCTACCATCTACACCTGCCTCGTCCCCATCCCAACGGGGACAAGGTCCTCAGGGATTCAACCGAGTCAACAATTTCACAGCCAAGAAAGGAGAACACCAATGGCACAGTATGTTGACATCCCTCTCGACAAGTCAAGACGACTTCGTTACACGATCAACGCAATTCGCGAACTCGAGCGTCATTTTGGAAAGACGTTCGGTCAGATCTTCGATGCCAACAACCTTGGCTACGAGGAGATCATCATGCTTCTCACGATTGGGCTGAAATACGGCGAATCTGAGAAGAGACCGCTGAATGACACCAGGGTTGGGGAACTTGTTCAAAAGAAGTGGTTGGACAACGGAAAAGACCTTGGAGAATTGACGGACTACGTCATCGAGGCAATGCAGGCTGCTGGAATCATCGCGAAGAAGCCGGACAAGGAGGAAGAGCCTGATGACGACAGAGATGATACACCAAGTGGGGAGGTCAAGTCACTTGGTGGTAGGAAAGACCTCCCAAACGTCTAAAGCCTAGGATCGAAACGTGGAGTGATTGGGTGGAGTACGCTGAACCGATGGCACTGGGGGTGATGGGAATGAGTATCCACGACTTTGAAGCCCTAACCCCTGGTGAATTTCTGACGGCAGTTAGAGGTTTTAACTGGAAGCTCGAGCGCGATCAGAAAGTACGTGCCAGCGCACTCGTATCGATCATCAATTCTTGCGGACACCTCAAGAAGGGTAAGCGAGCAAAGATGGTCGACTTCTACAAAGAATCCCACATAGATCCTAGGAATCCGTTCTATAGGAACTATCTAGGTATCTGAAAATGGCAAGAGATATCGGCCCTCTAATGATGTCCATGGGAGTGGACTCCCGTGGGTTCAGATCCGGTTTGTCCGAATCGATGAAGACGGTGCAGTCATTCTCTGCAACCCTTAACGTCGTCGGATACAGAATGGGGGCAGCATTTGCGGCTAGCTTCGGTGCTATCTCCGGCTTCGCTTTGAAAGTTGGTACTGATTTCGAATCAGCGATGGCTGGAGTTCGTAAGACTGTTGACCCCGCCACAACGGACTTCGCCAAGTTGGAGTCGTCCTTGATGGATGCCTCCAAGGCGACCGGTATCGCTGCAGCTGAACTCGCTGACTTGACGAGAATCGGTGGACAACTTGGTGTAGAGGGTACGAAACAGCTTGCCAAATTCACAGATACGATTGCTAAGTTGAGCATTGCTGCCGCGGAACTTACTCCTGAAGCCGCTGCCAGAGGTCTGGCTCGACTCGTTGCGCTCACCGGAGAGAGTATAGATGACGTCGACAAGCTTGCGTCTACTCTCGCCTTCCTAGGCGATAAGCTGCCGACTACAGAAGAACGAATCCTCAACTTCTCCGTGCTACTCGGTGGTATGGCTAAAGCTGCCAATCTCTCCGGTGAGCAACTCCTTGGTTTGGCTGGTGGGTTCTCCGCTGTCGTCCCTGGTACTGAACGTGCTTCGACTGCGGTACAGCGGCTAGTTCAACAAATGATCGAGGCTACCGCTACCGGTGGGCCAAAGCTTCAGGAGTTTGCAAACGTTACTAAGATGTCCATGGATGAGTTCCAACAACTCTTCCAAAAGGATGCCGGTGAGGCGATTGCTCAGTTTATCGAAGGCCTGGGACGTCTGAAAGATGAAGGGTCCGATAAACTCCTCGTCTCCCTCGAGAAGTTGGATCTGCAGAACCTGCGTACTGTCCAAACTATGTTGGCTGGTGCTGGTGCTGCCGATCTATTCCGCAAAGCGATGGATGCTGCTACGAAGGATCGTGAACGTCACCTCAAGTTGGAGCGTGAGTTCGCGGTTCAGTTGTCGACTGTATCTGCCCAATTCGGACGTTTGAAGAGAGCCGTAGAAGAGATCGGGATCAATTTGTTCAATGCCTTCAAGGACCAAATCCTTGGCTTGATTGATGTCGGGATCAAATTTGCTGGTGCTCTAGCTACCATGGCAAAGTGGATCCAATCTCTACCTGATCCGTTCAAAGTAGCAATTCTAGGTGCGATAGGATTGGCCGGTGCCTTGGTCGCTCTTACTATCGCCGCTGGGACCATGGGTGGCGCTCTTGTTGGTACAATCAGTTTGATTAACCAGTCCAAGACTGTCTTTGCTTTGTTGGCCGGTGAACTCGTGAAGCTGAAGGGTGTCTTCATGGCAACAAGCGTTGCTGGTGGACAAATGATGTTGCCTTTCGATAAAGGTACAACAGCCGCCAATAAGTTCAGCGGTGCCCTAAGCAAGCTCGTACCAATGGTGACAAAGCTGGGACCAGCTTTTAGTTCGATTGGATCAGCTGTCGGTCCTGTGGCTGCTTCGGTTGGTACAGCAGCGGCTGCAATTGCCGCCGGGATCCTGAGTGGTGTTGCCGCTGCAGATTTTCTGTCTGCTCGTGCGGAAGCGTTGCAAGGCAAATCCGATGATCTAGCTAAGAATGCGATAAACAATGCAGGTATCTTCCAGAAAGCATGGTATGGGTCCATAGAAGTATTCAAGCTTCTTGGCGGTGCTGCAAAGGATACTGGCGGGATCATTATAGAGACAATCAAGGGATGGATCGATGTAGCAAAAGGTTGGGGAACCACTATCGCTTCCACATTCACGGCAGTAATCACTTGGATCACATCATTCGGTGGGAGTGTCGGTGGTGTCTTGGGTCCCGTCATTGAGTTCGGTAAACAAATACTATATTGGGGTAGTGGTATAGGAGTACTCGTAGAAGGATTCAAACTTATAGGACCGGCACTGGATGGACTCGCAATCCTATTCGATGGACTTAGTGACAAGATGACTAAGTTCTTCGAAGGTTGGATTATGTCCATGGAGAAAATCGATCCAGATGCAGACCCCGTCACCGCTGCAATGCGTTACCAGGCTGAGCAACTTGGTATCACTATAGAAGCCGGTGAGAAAGGGATCGATGTCGCCAATAGACTCGCCGAGGCCGCACGCAAGGAAGCTGAAGAGTTCGCTGCATCCGCCGAGGGAATACGTCAAGCTGCCGAAGCCAAGATCAATCTTAGGATGGAGAACGAGTCTATCATCGAGAGTCTACGTGCGTCTGCAGAGGAAGCCAAACGTTTGAAAGACGCTGCATCCTTCCTAGGGATTAAGGAAGAGGAACTATCCAAGATCATTAGTGAGCAGGGAGAGTCCTTCTTGGATGCCGTTGATGCAATGCGCGAGAAGATCAAGGCGGATGAGGAAGCGAAGAAAGCAGCTGAAGCCCTACGTAGTGAGATCGAAGCTCTTACCATCGACACCGCAGTAACTGAGTTCGAAAATTATCAGCGGGCACTGATCGAAGCCTTCGCTGCCGGTAAAGAGTTCACGGATCAAGGTCTAGATGCAATGTCGAAGAAGCTCTTCGAGCTTGCACAGCGGGCAGGTATGGAAGTCGATCCGGCTCTCGAGAATCTTCGTAAGAAGTTCAACGAGAATCTTGTAGCCTCTATCGATTGGGCTAAGGGAATCGATCAAGCAATCAAAAGTGCGTCCAAGAGCCTCAAAGATTTCAGCGATATCTCTGATGAAGCTCTACAACCGCCCGCTGGATTCAAATTCACTGGTGCGCCGGAGATGCCTTCGTTCGGTGAGACGCCTAAAGATATGCCTGGTACACTCGGTGCGGCTATCGTCGCCGAGACCGAGAAACAGATGAAGGAAGCTGAGAAGCAAGCTAAGAAGTTCCGCTCTGCCGTTAGAGATCTAGCTGCCGCCTTCCAGGTCCTTGGTATCGATGCTGACTCCGCCTTTGGAAAGATTATGGGTGGCCTGACTGTCGGTATGCAAGTCGGTGCCGAGATGAAGTCCTCCTTCAAAGACATTCAAGGTATCATGCAAAAAGAGGGTGGTTCCTTGTTCTCTTCAGAAGGCCTCGCTGCCGGTATGCAATTCATGGGCAACGTTGTTCAAGGTGCCGGTACCATCTGGAAGGCCACTGCTGGCGGTGGAGCTAAAGCTATTTTCGGCGGTGCTGCAGCCGGTATGTCAATGGGTGCTCAAATCGGTGGTCCTATCGGTGCCGGGATCGGAGCAGCTGTGGGTGCGGCGATCGGCGGAATCCGTAACTTGTGGAAGAGCGAAAGTGAGAAGATCGCCGCTGATATCGAGCGTGATTTTGGGGTCAAGATCTCCGAGGAACTCGCGAAAGCCATCGAGGCTACCCAGGAGAAGTTCGACCTCGGGCGTTTCGAGTCTCGTCTACTCCATCTTGGCGACATCATGCGGGAGGCCGGTGGTGCCGTAGCATTTGGCATGGAAAATGCCGAGAAGCAAGTCGTCGATCTATTGAATTCGATCGAGCTTGGTACTGTACCTGCTGAAGAAGGGATCAAAGCCGTTGGTGATGCATTCTCCATGATGGCTGAAGAAACATTCGAGGCTGGCAAGTTCGCCGATGCCGCGATGCTCAACATCATCAATCGTGCTCGTGAGCTAGGTCAGGAGATTCCAGAAATCGCAGCTTTCATCTCTGATCAACTCGCACAAGCAGCTGAAGGCGTGTCGAAGATGATCGGTCAGGCAATGGAAGGGGAAGGCGGTGAGAAGATGTTCGGTGGTATTCAGGTAGCGACGGCTGAGGATGCTCAAGCTCAGGCTACCATTTTCGCAGCAGCCTTCTTTGCAACTCTACAAGAGGAAGGACTCCTTGCCGCGGTTGATGCCTTCGAACCTGCATTCCAGGAACTCAAGGCAAAACTCGAGGCATTCGGCGGTGAGGTTGACTTCGGTGGCGTACAACGGTTCTTCGACATCGCGAAGGATCCTCAATTCCGTCCACTGCTCGAAGGTATTGGTGGGTTGACTGAGGCCATGACCGGTTTGGGTAATGCTGGATATCTGACGACCGAGACATTCGGTGCCCTTCAACAACAAGCCGGTGCTGCTTTCGAACAGTTGACCGCCGCGGGGCTAAGCCAAGAGGAAGCTCTACAACAGATCGCTCCGTTCCTACAGGAAGCTTTGAACGCTTCTCAGATGTTCGGCTTTGAACTCGATGAGAACACACAGAAGCTCATTGATCAGGCCGAAGCTGCTGGAATCGGTTTCAAGACTGATCCAATGCAGCGGATGGTTGAGGTTCTCGAGATCGTCGCTACTAAGCTAGGTGCCACTGCAGAAGAGCTTGGATTGGTTGGTAACGCTGGCGCACAGGCCGGACAACATGTTGCAGAGAGCTTCGGAATGGCTGGTGAAGAGATCGGACGCGACCTAGAGTTTATAGAGGGGCGCGGTCGTGAAGCCTTTGAACGGTTCGAGCAAGGCGCATCCGAGAACCTCCGCCAGATCAGTGGTACTGGCATGAACGAGATGCAGACTTTGTCCAACGCCGGTCAGGAGGCAGTGAACGCACTAACGGCTTCCTTCGAACAAGGCACTGCCAAAGACCTCGAGCAGTTCCAGGTACTACACCAAGGTGTGGCTGATGGAACCCTTGGTATTGTCGAGTCTATGAGCATTGCGGTCGACGCTGTTGGTGCCCTTGGTGATAGTGCTCTAGGAAGCGCAGACAAATTCGCTGCGATGGCTGATGCTGCTAGAAATGCCGCGGCTGCTGCATCGTCCGCAAATCAAACAGGTGGAGGTGGACCTGGAGCACCAGAGGGCGGTCAGTTCGGCCTAGCTACAACCGTTAGCGTACCTACTCCATTCGTTGCTGGTGAGGCCGGTGAGGAACGCGTAGAGATCACCCCTGGTGGCGGACGTGGTGGTGGAGATACCGGTGGTCCTAGCATTGTGGTTCTACAGATCGACGGCAAGACAATCGGTAAAGTTATTGGTGATCTCAGCCGTACAGGTGATGTCCGTATCCATTCGGATGCAGTTGGGGAGTTCGGATAATGGGAACAGCGTGTGGAAGAATCCTGTTCGAGGATTGGGCGCTCCTTGACAACACAGTAGTGACTGTAAGCTCTGAGCAGGTACAAGCTCCAAAAACGTTCTTGGATGATCCACTGCGGTCTAAGAGGTGGCGCTCAGAGCTAGGGTGGAATATCGTCGCTGGTGTTAATGATAAACTAGACTTCACCGAAAGCATATCCGGTGCTGCAGTAGCAACTATTACTGCAATGAACTATCTGAGCGGTGTGACATTGGCTGCTGAGATCCAGACTCAACTAAATGCAGCCGCCACCGACAATACATACACCGTTACTTACAGTCCGGTCACCAACTTGTTCACGATCGCACGTGCTACTGGGATTGCTACATTCGATCTCGACTGGAACACAGGACCGAACGCTGCAACTACTATCGGTGGAGATATCGGCTTCGACACAAGCTCTGATGACACAGGCGGAACATCATACTCCTCCGACAATGTTTCTCACGGATCGTTGGAGTGGATCAAGTTCGACTTTGGTACTGGTTATGCTTCGTATCCTGTCTCCGCTGTTATAGCATTCGATGGCAACTTCGATGCGAACACGGTTATCACAATTCAGGCCAACACGATTGATTCGTGGGGGAGCCCTCCACTATCAATACAGCTGCAAATGGATGCTGGTCGGGATTACATTAAGGGGATCGAGTGGCTCACTTCTACAGTCGCCTACCGTTGGTGGAGGATGCTAATCGACAACACACAGAACCCAGATGGGTTCGTTGAGATGGGCGTTCCTTATGTAGGTGATTACTACGAACCATCCAACGGCTATTCCGCTGCGTTCACTGAAGATCGTGAAGAGCTTTCCTCTGTCGATATCGCAGAAGAGGGAGCTAGCTTCCAACATGTACGTGCCACTCGAATGGCGTATCCGTTACAGTGGCTCGGCATTCCTACCGCGGAGAAGCCACGATGGGATTCGCTTGCGAGTCTCGTACAAGTGGGTAGACCATTCTTTATAGCATTCGAGCCTTTGGTCGATATACAAAAGACCCTGTATGTGATGCTCGAGCGTCCAATGCAATCTGTGTTCCAGGCTCCATACCACTGGCGCTTCACCACTAATGTCATCGAGGTGTTGCAGTAATGGCAGATAACAGAGGACATGGTGCGCTTGGGTTGAAGGATCGCATCAAGGACTTCGTTGATCTTGTAAATGCGTCCCACTCGGATAAGACTGTCTTGGTCGAGCTTCAACCGATCCAAGAAGTTACTGGGTGGGCTCCTGATCAAAATGGAGCATATATTGCCAATGTAGACTTCATCTTCGATGGCGTGCGCCGCGATATCATTGATGTTCGTAGTTTGGTGGATCCCACTCTCCTTCGTGTAGAAACAGTGCAGCAGTGTAGAGATATCCCTGGGTCCTTCTTCTATGATCCTGCACTCGTGTTCACACCATCTGGGGCTTGGGATGATGGTTCAACCCTGTGGGACGACGGTGTATCTAGATGGGATCAATTTACACAGTTGCACGTCCACCTATCGGACGACTCGGATCCGGACGATACGACCATAGTCGCCGTCCATTCATTCAACTTTGCGCCTAAAGGAATGTTCAACCCGCGGTTTGGTCCGACGAAGTTGATCAATGGAGATATGGAAGACTGGACTGCAGGGAAGGCAGACAATTGGATAACGGTGGAGGGGACAGGATTCACTACATGGGATAGTGGCGCTTCATGGGATACTCCTCCGCTTACATGGGATGAACTCCTGCAAGCGATCTTCCAGGAACAGACGATCGTTCGTGAGGGCAAGAGTTCTATGGGAATGACCGTTGCTCCAACGGGAATCACTAGCGTAGAGCAAACACTTACCGACGAGTTCACACCAGGCAAGATCTACCGATTCTACGGTGCATATAGAACGGATGGGGATGTCACTCCTCAAATCAGGATTACCGATGGTGCCGGAACCAACGCTATTCGTGTAGATGGTCGCTATACGGCCACTGCTGCTACCGGTCATCTTCCTCTTACAGCAACCGGTGGTGAATGGAAGAGGTTCTTCATCGATTTCGTGGCGTTCGATACTACACACACATTCATGCTTCGTGCTATCGGTGGTACCGGTGGTGGTACCGCTTATTGGGACAACGTAGATGTACGCAGAGTGTGGTCGTACAATTATCACGAACCACGTATCAAGATGACCTCGATTCCTTCCACTCGTGTAGGATCCCATGACGTCTTCTTCGGACGTAAGAATATTGGTGTGGGCTCCGTCTCACTTATAAACAACGATGGTTTCTTTTATCGCCTAATTCCGCTCGTAGAGTGGGGAAACCAAAACACCGTTGTTCTTTGGGGAGGTGAATTTCCACCTCTGGCTCCCGGGGATCTACCTCAAGAAATTCCACTCGAGGACTATGAACGATCCTTTACTGGCCTCATTCAGGAACACGACGAAGATGCTGAGGAGTTCAAGGTAAGCCTACAAGATCTGCGGTCATTCTTCCATTCGATTTTGCCGCTGCGTGTCTACGATATTACAAGCAGTCCTGATATCAATCCTGCAATAGATGGCAAAGCGAGGCCGATCCTATTTGGGACCAAGGAGAACATTTCTCCTGGACGCATCGAGTTTGCTTCCAATGGCTATGGCAGATATGAGATCGCCGATACGCTAGATGCTCCCAATGGGATCTACGGGGTAAACGCTGTGTACGCCTACGTAGACAAGGAGGCGGCTGACCTCGTAGATACTAACAGAAGGATAGCCCTCGTATTCGGTGTTGACTACACGGAGGATCTAGCCGCTGGCAACATCTCCATCATAAACGACGTTGGTCCATTCGAAGTCACTGCGGAGAATAACATCATCGAGTGGAATGATGGTGGATCCATCTACACTGCTGCAGTACCAACAGGTTTGTACACCGCCACACAATTAGCGGCTGCGATCGAAACTGCAATGGAAGGTGTTGGTCCTAGCGACTACATCGTTACATATGATCAAGCAGCACACACATTCTTTTTCCACAGAGCGATCCCGGTCGGTACTTTTGAGTTGTTGACCAACTCTGGAGCGGATAAGGATATCGCCATTTGGCCACTCGTAGGATTTACTAAAGGTGCCGACAAGACCGGTGGTGACGCAACCGGCTATACGAGTGATGAACCAGTATTCGTGGATCCTGAAACGAACCACATTATCAGATGTGATGCCTCTGGGTATAAGGACAACAACGCAGGAACGTTTACTGGAACTGGTGAAGGTCCAATCACAATCGGGGCTGATATCCTCCGCGTGGTTCTACGCAACTACATGAAGAAGGGTCTGGATATTATCGATGAAGACTCGTTCTTGGATGCACGTACAAACGCTCCAGAGGAACTAGCGATCTATCTCGGTAGCACAATCTCAACCAAGGATATCTTCGATGGGCTCGAGTGGTCGAATGCCGCCAACATCATCGTTAACGCAGACGGTGTGGTCTTCTACAGGGTGAATATCGAGACCATTACAGGGACTGTACCTATAGTCGATGACAAAGAGATTCAGCAATACGGCGAGGATAGAGCCGTTGCTGATGTCTACCAGACTATTAGGATCAAGTACGATCAGGATCCAACAACCGGGAACTACCGCGCTGCGGAATCGACGGATGACAGTGTAGTTATCCGTTTGGGGCGTCCGGACACTAAGGAGTTCAACACGTTCATCAAGAACCCGGTCGATGCCAAGACACGCGCCGACGGTTTCCTTGTCCTCGCCAATAAGGAACCTAGAAAGGCTAGCATGAATCTCTTGGGTGGCCGGTTCATTCGCTTCGATGTTGGCGACAAGATCCAGGTTGATAAAAGTACTGGGGTCGGTGTGGACGGCTCCATCGACAACGTCATCTTCAGAATTGTCTCGATCAGGAAGCAGCCCCAGACGGGTAAGGTGAACGTGGAACTTACAGATAACTAACCGTTTAGGTTTTTGCTTGCTTGCTACCCGGTTTGGAGCTTATAATTCGGGAGCAAGAGGGAGAACACGATGTCTTTCAACGAGAATAACCCACCGACTTCGAGCCTGCTGATCTCCGGCGACATGAGGGCCAACTTCCTCGCGACCCGGCGGCACATGTACTCGGCCAACTACCTCCAGGATCCCCTCTACGAGTGCTGGGCCTATGATGATGCAACCGTACCGGCGACCTGGAACTTGTCCGGAACCGGCGCGCTCATCGCTAGGGTTACCACGGCGATCGATATAGCCGTCGGAAAGATGTCCGCTCGCGTGACGTACGGATCTGCAGTAGCTCGCCTATGGCAGTATATTATCAATCCAGCCGACTACGACAGCTTCTTCGACGGACGGGTTGTCACAGCCGGGTGCTTCGTGAAGACAGCGACAGGCGGTATAGCTAGGATCAGAATTGATGATGGTGCAGCGACAACTGACTCCGCCTATCATACCGGCGGTGGTGCGTTTGAGTGGCTGGATCTTGAGCATCTGATCAATCCTGCGGCGACCTATCTCAGCTTCGAGGGGAGGGTCGAGGGCGCAGGGAACGCGATCTTCAGTGGTCCTGTTTTCCTATTTAGCGACATCAAGCCGGATCGTTTCGTGCCTACTCCCCTTATTCGAGAGACCTTGTTTATGGGTATCCGCGGTGCGCCGTACCTTGGGTTCATCGATCAGTACATGCCTCAGCGTCCTTTCATCGTAGAACAGGTTGCACTACGTACGAATTCGCAGCCGGTTACCAATCCACTGATTGCTGATGTTCTACAATGGGATGGTACTACATTCACTTCCATGTTCACCGCTGGTGGTCGTCCACGGGTTGCAGTATCTGCCTATAACGGCTATGCAAATCCTGACAGTACATACAACCGTAGATGCTTCTCCTACCTTGAGACCGGTGCTGCAGCCGCTCCGGGCAATGCCGGTATCCTAATTCGTAGTGAAGTCGACGCTCCTTTGCCAACTGCCGGTGGGGACACACTCGGCATCCACATTCGCTACAAAGCTTGGAAGCGTCCGCAAGAGATCTGGTTGAGTCCGGCTTCTGTGAGGTAGACGATGCCCCTTACACCACTTCTACCTCAAGTCCTCGAGAGCGGCAATATATCGCCCAATTACTGCCTGACCGGCCCGTGGATGAGCCCCACCCTGCGAAATTGCGTCCTGTGCATGCAGAGTGATGACTGCTCGTCGGGATCCAGGATCATACAACCAAACAGTACCCCGCTTAGGTTTGGTAGGTTCGAGTTTCAGTCACTACCAAATGACGCACGTGGTGGCGCGATCGATGCGGTTAGTGCCGAAACTACAGCTAGACGTGGTGGAGGATCCACTGCAGGTCAGTACAGAGTGATGGGGTACTCACCAAGTCCTTACACGTATAGTATAAACTATGCAACCATTCAACCCGGTGCTCCAGGCGGATCATGCGGCGTGAGAAGAACGACGACACCAATGCCGACGCCACCAGACGGTACTGTATGGACACAGCCGCAAGTAGACGGCAATCTCTATGCGATCGTCATGGGACCTGCAATCGGCACCGGCATGAACGTCTACTACTTCCGTATCGATGTCACGTGGAGAGGCGCTGCTGCTACTAGAGTCATGACAGGTATCTCATGGCTCGGCCCCCTCATTGCTGCAGGGTGGGGAGGACTAAATCTATTTCACGAGTCTACTGAGGTTCTGAACAAAATCTTTGCTGAGTTCAAAGACATCATTGCATGTCCAGGTAACTCCGCCGACAGACTCCCATCTATGGATATTCCTGAGGAGAAGGAAATCCTCTTGAACGCTCTGTTCGTACGACCTAAATATGCGATTTAAGGAGAAAGAGGATGTGGTTCCTACTCTTCGTTCAAGAAGCAACACCGGAGATCACCAGCTGGGTACCTAGAGCATTTGACGAACCAAACGAGGTAGGTATATGGACACTAGTGCTATCGGCAATTGTTTGGATGCTCAGAACGTGGTGGATAGTGCGTCTTGAAAAGAAGCAATCCAGACGTGTCGAGCAAAGGATTGAAAGAGAGTGGACAAACGGTGATGCTACGCTTACTGGAAAGAAGAATCCCGGACGTACCATCTCCGAACTCGTCGAGCTTGTCCATCAAGATCTACAACAACACAAGTCTGAAACCAACAGAAGGTTTGATCTGATACACAGTGATATCGGGAAGATCAAAGGAAAGCTCGATATCAACTAAGAAAGGAGCAACACCGTGGCATACAGCAGAGAGAAAGTCAACTGGAAAGAGGAAGAGCATGTAGCGGCTGAGAACGCCGACAAGATCTATGAGGCCATCCATGAAGCAGTCGAGAATGGACTCGGCCCGGAAGATCTAGCAGTCGTCGGTATTGTGTTCAAGCCTTCCATGGCGGTTTGGGGTTACCTTGCAGCTGGATCTAAGGCTCAGTTCGCAAAACGCCTTATCGCACTGGGCACAATGCTCGAGAGAGACAACGATTTCATCGGTGCTGGCGATCAGAACCCGAATCCGAACCCGTAAGATGCGACATATAGATCCAGAAGAAATCGACACGATCGTCATTCACATTTCCGACTCCTATTACGGAGATGTGTCCACAATTAGACAGTGGCACAAGGACCGCGGATGGGATGATATCGGCTACCACTTTGTCATCACCAATTGTTTTCCGACGCGCTATAAGTGGGAGGCGAAGAAACCTGATCGTGTATTCGATGGAAAAGTTCATACAGGCAGATCACTAGAGTTCGAAGGAGCACATGTTCAAGGGCACAACGGACACTCAATAGGGATCTGTATGATCGGGAAGAAGGGCGGGTTTACCTCCAAGCAAATTGACTCCGCTATCGGCTTATGTAAGCTGATGATGAACAGGTTTCCGACGATTGAGCACGTAAAGGGACACTACGAGTTCACCGACCAGAAAACCTGCCCTGACCTCGACATGGACCTATTCAGAGAATGGTGCCAGGACGATCAATAGGCTGTTTTTCCTACAGCTTTTGGGGTATAATCCCAACAAACAAGAGGTGAAGCATGCCTATCACCGTAGAAATGCAGGACATAGAGGTCACGACCCCCACTATGGAGGACGATGAGATCTCTGTGATCCAGCCATCTATGACGGATATCGAGTTGGTTCCGTCGGGAGACTAGCACGATGGCTACAGGAAATGACCCAACTACTATCCCTTCGTATGAGGTCCTGGAAGGAACCACCCCTCAGCTTACTGCGGTGCTAAAAGATGAAAATGGCGATCCAGTTGACGTCGCTGATATCGATGCAGCAACGCTTACACTGTTCGTTCCGGAATCCGGGACAATCGTCAATTCTCGCAACAAGCAGGACATCAAAAACACGAACAATGTAACCATCGATGCAAGTGGCAACCTCACGTGGGATATACAGCCAGATGATCTTGAGATCATTGACACGTCCGACGCTGAGAACAACAGAGAAATTCACCGCGCCTTGTTCGAGTACGAGTTCGATGGCAATGCTCGATTCGGCGCAAAACAAGTTGATTTGGTAGTCCACAATCTACAGAAAGTTCCGTAAATGAGTCCAGCTACCAGAAAACTCTTCAAGCAACTAGTCCGTCTACTCAAGGGCATGATTACAGCTTTTGACAAATGGATCGATGAGAAAGGAAAAGAAGCGTGAAAAATCTCAGTGATATTCCCATCTTGAACAAGGAGAGTACACCAGAAGATCACATGGAACTCATCCTCAACGCGTTCGGAGAAGCCTGGCGTAGGAAATACATGAAGGGTCAATACGAACACGGGGGGAGGTTGTGGAGAAAGCAATGTCTACCTATGCTGGTAGATGAAGTTCTGGACTTCGTTTCCTACGTTGCGGTAATGGCACCACAGCTAAGGAGGCTGGAGGAATTGGTTATAGAAGCAAGAGACCTCATGCCGGACGCTATAGTGGAAAACGGTGGTTTGGATGAGGTCGATGATCGACTCCAGAGGATGCATTGCCTTCTGACTATAGGAAACGAGGAGGGAATACCAGAAGAGGAGCTTTAAATGGAATCGGCTAAGTATTCACCGGAAACGGTAAAACGCGCCAAAGATCTCAGAGAGAAGCAGGGTCTTCCTTATGTGGAGATCGCAAGGCGTACCGGAATTCCGCAGTCCACTGTAAAGGATTGGGCTGTAAAACAAAAGTGGAGTGCGCCTCCGCTGATCGAAGCTCAAGCAATCAGCGACCCAACTGATCCGAAGGTTATCCAGATTGAAGAGCTTGAACGAAAGCTCCAAGCGACAAAGGCAGAGTTGTCCCGAGTAAAGACAGTCCACAAAATCCTACAAACCAAATATGATGATCTGACTGAACAAGTTGGTGTCATCGAGAAGGTCGGTCTACCTGTCCTCGAACCTATCCAAAAGAAGAAACCATCGGGTGCTACAGAAGCGACTGCGTTCATGGTTGCATCGGATTGGCATATCGAGGAAGAGGTGACTCCAGAATCTGTCAACATGCTCAACGAGTACAACGTCGGAATCGCGGAGAAACGCGCCACAAAGTTCTTCCAATCCGGTCTGCGGTTGACAGAGATCATTGATCGTGACGTCAAGATCACAACGATCGTTCTCCCGCTTCTTGGTGATTTCGTTACTACAGACATCCACGAGGAGAATCGGGAGGTAGCTGGGTTGTTGCCGATGGAAGCCGTCGAAGCCGCACAATGCTTCATAGCCAACGGTATCAACTTCCTACTGGACAACAGTCCTTACGATCTTGTTATCCCTTGTCACGTTGGGAACCACTCCAGAACAACGAAGAAGATCTTCATTGCGACGGAACACGGACACAGTCTCGAGTTTCTAATGTACAAAAACCTTGCACTCCTGTTTCAGAACCAGAACAGGATCAAGTTCGAGATCAAACGTGCCTACCATTCCTACCTGCCGGTATACGATCTGCTGTTGCGTTTCCATCATGGACACGGTATGCTATACCGCGGTGGAGTCGGAGGGCTCTACATTCCGGTCAACAAGAGCATCGCTCAGTGGAACCGGGCTCGCCGTGCAGACCTGGACGTATTTGGCCACTACCATCAGATGAAGGATGGAGGAAACTTCATCTCTAATGGATCGCTCATTGGGTACAATCCATATGCGATTAGGATCAAGGCCGACTACGAACCACCGCGTCAAACATTCTTTGTGATCGACAGCAAACGAGGAAGAACATTCACTTGTCCGATCTTTGTTGAATAAGAAAGGAAGAAAGACGAATGAAAGTCTATCTAGCAGGTCCTATTACAGGTGCGTCCTGGGATGAAGCTACAGAGTGGCGCGCCGAAGCAAAGAAACGATTGAACGTACATGGTATCGAGGGGCTGTCCCCACTGCGTGCCAAAAAATACCTCGAGGGCTCCGATAAGATTCGTGCGGCTTACGAAGAGTTTCCTCTGAGCAGTCAGAAAGGACTCACCACGAGAGACAGGTTTGACTGTACGAGAGCCGACCTCATTATCGTCAACGTACTTGGTACAACTAAGGTGTCTATAGGTACGGTGATGGAAATCGCCTGGGCCGACTTGTACAGGATTCCTGTCATATTAGTGATGGAGGACGGAAACGTTCATGACCATCCTATGATCCGTGAAACCTGCGGATTCGTGGTGACTTCGATCATCGACGCGGTGGAGGTAGCCATCTCGATACTTCACGAGTAGAGCGATGACAGCCGGACTCGGAATAGACAGGATTATCGATCTCATCTTGGAGATCATTTACCTGTTCAAATTCTGGATTGTCCTTGACGAGTATCAGAGAGGTGTTGTACTCACTTGGGGCAAGCGTAGGAATTGGTGTGTTCAACGTTGGATATTCCGGAGGAAGTCGCCAACACTTGGTCCTGGATTCCATCTGCTACTACCATTCGGTGTGGAGGAGGTGCTAGTGGATAATGTCGTCCCATCAGATCTCCCAGACCTCGAGATTGAGATGACGCTGAAGTGTGGAACGCCTCTGTACATCGTTTTCAGTGCGCTATGGGCAATAACAGACATCGAAAAGTTCAAGATCGAGGTCGAAGATGCCGATACTGTCTTGACAAATGTTCAAGGGATGGTACAGGAATACCTTTTCCAGTTTACTTGGGAAGAGTTGCTGGAAATGAGAAAGGAAGGCATTGGGGATCGACGGCAGGGGCTTCCCTGGAAACTGCGTACCCACTGCAACCAGGAGACACGTAAGTGGGGTGCAGAGCTAACTGATTTCTATATTCAATCATTCATCAGACCGGATCTGAGAAGTGGTGTAATCAAGGTGTTGTAATGGGTAGACCTCCCGGAAGACCAAGAATGGGAGCACGGGTTAGATCGACTGTAGTGGCGGTATGTATGGAGCCCGGGCTAAAAGAGCAGTTGGAGGCACTCGCTGATGAATCCAAGCGCAGTGTATCCGATTACTGCCGATATGTCTTGGAGCAGCACTTCCTGATGGTCAAACGGGAGCAAGGATTACTCGAGACACAAGAGGATCAAGCGGAGTTTGAGCACAGAGGCTAGAAGGAATCTTCACAGTCTGGGTTGGAGCAGAAGAAGAACTTCATCGGATCTAGATACCTACCACACTTCTTGCATGTCCTGATCTCTTCGATATCCCTAATGTACTGCATAGAGATCTTTGTGAGTTCCGGATCGAGCCTCAGGCGATCTGAGACAAGAGGCCGACGAGAACACGCTCTATATTTTGTACTGCTTCGATCAACCATTGTGGCTTAGGTTCCCGTCGACCTCTAGTATATGTTGGATCTTTCCGACGAGAATGTCAAGCAAATCACAGGGATCCATGTGAACCATACAGTGGTTGCAGGTCGCCGACTCCACAGCGGTGGCCAGAGCGACACGATGGTATTTTCTCCCCTCAGCAATGTCTTCCTCGACATCAACCGGCATGAAGGCTAGTAGATTCACTATCTCCTGTCTCGTCATTGTCCACTCCTGAACGGCCACTTTGGGCACTTGATCTCGCGTTCCTTCCCAAGTACATCCAGGATATAAGGACGCGGCGGCATCCTCCCGTAACGCTCGAAGAAGAGAACCT